AATATACCGTCGAGCTGATTTTTAATTAGAGGTGATTGATTTTGAAAACAACCTATAAATATAAAGATAAGACTTACGCTAATGTTTATGAATTGTCCGAAGCGTTAGGCAAAGACGGCATTTTTATCCCTCTCTCAATTAGTGACGAAGCCTTAGCCGAATTAAATGTTACTGTTGCTTATGAGGAAGAACCTTTGGAAACGATTAAACAACGTAAAATCTTAGAGTTAAAGCGTCAGCGTGATACCGCAGAGGTCGAGCCGATTACCTACAACTGCAACAGTTACGACTATGACGAAAAAGCAAGAGATAGAATCAGCGCTGCTATTATTGCGTTGGAACTGCAAGGTGAAGGAGCTACAATAGAGTGGACCACGGCAGACAATGCCGACACGCCAGTAACGGCCAACGATTTAAAGATGATTATTGCTACTGTTGCAGTCCGTAGCAACAAACTGCACACTGCATATCGTGTAGCGAAAGAAAAAGTTGAGGCAGCAGCTACGGCGGAAGAAATAGAAACTGTGATGATGGAAGTATGAAATATGGCAGAACTGCCGAAATTGGAGTGGTGAGGTGTTTTATGGTTGAATCGACTGTGCAGACAGTAATTAACATTATAGCAGGCGCGATTATATCTTATCTTTTTGCGCTGTACCGACAGAAAAGAAAAGAGAATGACGCTTTAAAGGCTGGCTTGCAAGCCCTGCTGAGAGATAGAATCATCCAAGCTTACAATCATTATGTGGATGAAAAAAGATGGATACCTATCTATGCGCTGGAAAGCATCAACGCTTGTTATAAGAGCTATGAGGCGTTAGGTGAGAATGGAGTGATTAACGGTCTTATGGAACAACTCAATGACCTGCCCAACTATGAGCCACATCAGAAAGGATGAGAAAATGAAGAAGCTATTAAATATGCTAAAGAAAGATGAAAACACGCTGAGCGTCGGCAGACTGTGCGCTGTGCTGGCGTTTATCTTGTTTTGCGTAATCTCCCTTTACCTTGCGTTTTTTGTTAAGACTTGGGGCAACTATGAAGCCTTTGCTATGGCTTGTGTATCGTTTATGTTAGCGCAGCTTGGTAACAAGTACGTTGAAACTAAGATGATTAAAGTGAAGAATGATGAGCAAATTTAAAAGTATACTTTCAGTTTTTAGTGAATTTCCGTAAGTATACTTTAAAACTTAACAAAACAACTGAAATCTGAAATTAAGAAGTGAAATCATCTGATTAAAGGAGTGATAGTAATGGATTGGAACAAAAGCCTTGCAAAAGAAATAGCAAAAGGACTGATTAACACAGGCATTGAGGGCGGATATGATAGCGTTGCCAAAAGCACCGCATATGATTATCCGTCAATCGGTGTCAGCCAATGGGAAGGCAATAGAGCAAATGACCTTTTGAAAGCTATCCCCGGCGGTGCAGAATACGCAGACCGCACCTATATTGACATCAAGGCAAGCGGCGAGCTGCCGATGTTAAAAGAGCTTTTGAGGAGCGAAGCAGGACAGCAGGCACAGTTAGAACAGCTTTCCCGTGACTGTCTGCAATACGTCGAAGTCTTGCAGCAGGTGCCTACGCTTGATGATACACGCTGCCTTATTTACGCTGGAATGTGGTGTCCGACTTCTACCTGGGTAGTTAAACGCTTTTTAGCTAATAGATATATGCACGTCAACTTGCGTAGTTTAGAAGCATTGAACAAACTGTTTAAAAATTATTATTGGATTGCAGCAGACGTTGGCGAGATATATCGAGTAGGTTATGCCAATAGGGCAGAAACTACATATCAGTATGTTGCAGGTATTGACTTGACTACTCCTTATGGCATTCCTGCCTATGGCAAAGCAGGTAACGGCAGATGATTTAAAGCATAGTGCTTTAGATATAGTCACCGATAAGAGGTCTTAGTTATTCCCTCTCCTATACGTGTAGCATTTTCTGGTAATTTTTGCGTAATAGTCGGTGACGCATTTATAATGATTGGAGGTGATACAATGGAAGAACTGAAAGCGTTCGTAAGTGACAAAAAATTTGTTGTTGGTTTAGTTGCAGGTTTTGTACTAGGTGCTTTGCATCATTATTTTGCTCTTTAAAATATCCTGAATCTCTATCTTACAAGTAGGCTATAAGTTAACGATTTTGAACGAAAATCACACACAAATTGCATCGCCTATAAGCGTTTTTAAAATAGTGCCGCTTATGATTTATCGTATCGGCATCTAAAATCGCTTGTAGGCGAAATTTGTGCGTCTGATGAGATTTATTATATTTTACAAATACTAATATTGTTAAGAGGTTATAATGGAGAATGAAACACGATGTAAGATTATTAAAGGTCTGTTTATCATTGCTGTTATGCTGTTGGTTAGCAATACAGTTTACCGATATGCCGTCAGCAGAAGCGGCACCGACTCAGATAACAATGTCAATCGAACAGTGGAATCAATTCAAAAATCAAACGAATCTGTTAGAAGCGAAGTTGAATCTAGTAGACGAGAAATTGAAGCAGCAGAAGAACACATCGACAGAACTGTTAACGCAGTTAAACGAGGCGAAGAAGCAGCTCAATTTAACACAAGAAGCACTGACGAACTCCAAACGCTCATTGGTGAGTGCCGAGGAATCGTTGAAACGCAGCGAAGAATTATACAAGACGTTGACCGAGCAAATGGAATTAGAACGCCGGAAGGCAAAAATAATTAAATGTCAGCGAAATGTTTACGCTGGATGCGCTTTATTTATCATTGCTTATGCTGTTGCTAAATAAATTTCCTCGTGTTATAATTATATTGTTAATAATACTTTCACTCTTGAAATTGTTGATTGGTGGATTTCATTCGACATCCATTAAAGCGTTCTGTATAAAACAGGACGCTTTTATTTTACTTAAATTGTTTAGTGACTGCCTGTTTGTTGGTGTGATATAATATATCAAATAGATATATTATATGAGGTGATAGGATGAATGATAACGAAAATGTTAAGCAGGAAGTTTTGCCTGCTGGTATGGTAACTATGTTGTTTGCTGAAAATAAAAGAATTATTGATAAGCAGTTTTATATCATGGCTGGAATGTTGTTCGCTAACATTGGTCTGATTGCGCTGCTTGCTTATGTTTTGAAAAGGTGATCTAATGAAAGAACTGCAAAAGAGCGTAAGAGTCTGGTTAACAGAAAGTTCCAGACGCTCATTTTATGCAGTGCTTCAGGAAGCGAAAATAACGCCTAGGCAAATGCAAATCTGTGAGATGAAATTTGTCGAAGGCAAGATGAATTATCAAATCGCAATGGAGCTAAACATCTCCACCAAAACTGTTGACCGAGAAATAAGCACTGCTTACAAAGCTATTAATCGAGTGCTAATGTGATAATACAGCCATCTAAAAGGTTACATTTTGTAACAGTTTAGATGGCTGTATTTTTTTTGCCTATTTTTATTAAATGTCTGTTTTTGTAGGCTTTTTTGTCTGTATTTTTAGGGATTTTTTACATTACTCTCATTTAAAATATAGGTGAGGTGATAAGAATGTACGGACAATATGGACCTTATAACCCTTATGCCGGGGCAACACAGCAAATGCAGCAACGGCTGAATTATTTGCAACAACAGCAGGCATATCAGCAACCGCAGATGTTACCGACACAAATGTCGGGAACATATCTTAAAGGAAGAGTAGTTACGAGCGTTGATGAAGCCAAAGCAGCTCAGGTTGACCTTGACGGAAGCAGTACATATTTCCCGGCTCCTGCCGAAGGAAAGGTTTATGAAAAGCTTATAGGCATGGACGGCTTGCCAGTGTTTAGAGTATATACTTTGCAAGAAGGCGGAGCGCAAAAGCAACCTGTATATGCTGACAATAATGTTGTTATAGCCTTGCAGCGAAGAATCGAAAAGCTCGAAGAACAGATTGGAGGAATGACAAATGATGAACATATTTCAGATGATGCAGATGGTTCAGCAGGCAGGAAATCCAATGGGACTAATGCAGCAGTTCGCAGGACAAAATCCGCTAATGAGTAGGGCAATGCAGATGGGACAAGGCAAGTCACCTGAACAGATTCAAAATATTGTAAGGAATCTTGCCAAACAAAAAGGCATGAATGATGAACAGCTTAATCAGTTTTTAAATCAATTTGGCTTAAAGCTTCAATAGGCGCGCAATGAAGCTTTGCATATATTTCTCGGAGGTGAAAAAATTATGGAAGGTACAAACATTGTTCCTGTAATGGATATGAATCGAAACAACAACTATGGTGACTGCTGGGGCGGCGGTATGTGGTTTATGTGGATTATTGTCCTGTTCGCTCTTATGGGTGGCTGGGGTGGCAACTGGAATAACCGTGGCAACATGGGTGCTGAAATCTTTGCGAATGGCAGCATGACACGTGATCAGATTGCAGACCAATTTTCTATGAAGGATATTAAAGACGGTATCCGCGGCGTTCAGAATGGCTTGTGTGATGGCTTTTATGCTCAAAACTCTACTATGCTGAATGGTTTTAACGGTGTTCAGCGAGACATTATGCAGACAGGCTATCAGCTTGGTAGCGAGATTGCACAAAATCGTTTCGCTGCTCAACAGTGCTGCTGCGAACAAAAACAGGCTATTGCTACTCTTGGCTACGAAACAAACCGCAACATCGACGCAGTACGCTACGAAAATGCACAAAATACATGCGCTATCGTGAACGCTGTGAAGGAAGATGGTGAAAAAACCAGAGCAATTATGGTAGCTAACCAGATTCAAGACCTTCGCGACAAGTTAGCAGACCGCGATCGCGACTTACAGACCGCTAATTTCCAATTAAGCCAACAGGCGCAGAGTGCTAACCTTATCGGTACGCTGAGACCTTATCCGCAACCTGCTTATATTACATCTAGTCCGTATCAAAGTGTCGCTGCCAATGTGGCTGGAGCTTGTGGCTGCGCCTATAATGTAGGTTAAAAATAAGTTATGTGCATTAACTGCACTGTAATAGGGACGGTGCAGCCGTCCCTATTGCTTTAAAAAACAATAAATTTTAAAGGTATTAAGAAAGTACCTTGATTGCATAAAGAGGTGAAAAAAATGATTTGCTATGAAAAATCTTCTTTGAACGCTGCGGCTGTTGCTGCTCAGTCTGTTGCAGCTAATGCTTTTGTTAACTTTCCTATAAATAATCTTCTGACTGGCGTTGCTATTAAGCATCCTGCTGGCAGCTCTAGCGTTAGCCTTATTCGTGGTTTGTACCTTGTTAGTGTAAATGCTGATGTTGTTCCTGCTGCTGCTGGCAATGTTGGCTTACAGCTTCTGAGCACTACGGAAAGCACATCTTCTGTGATTAATGGTGCGGAAAGTATTGTTACTGGCGTTGCTGACACGGCTGTGAATATTTCTTTTACCACGCTTGTGCGTGTTCGTCCGTCCTGCTGCGCTGTGAATAATACAACCAGCTTGCAGGTACAGGCAACGGCAGCTGCAACTATCAACAGAGCAGCTATCAGTGTTGTTAAATTAGCGTAGGGGGGTGGGGTTATGCACTCCTATAAAGACTATTGGAACAAGATTATAGGTGACGATACAAAAGAGAGAGCAATGGAAGAAATTGTTTGCGGTGCCCTCGAAAAGCTTAAAATGCACTGCCCAGACCTTTTTTATCGCACGTTATATGACCTGCACTGCGTTGCTTATGGTCCGCATTTTGATGAAGCACTTGCAAAGTTGGCTGTCAGTAAGATACAGAACACCGATGGCACTAATGGTGAGCATTGGACGTATGAGCAGACCAATCAACTAGCAGAGCAACATAATATTAAGCATAAAGCTGATTGGTATTATGTGCTGAACATGGTGTATAGTGATTATGGCGCAGCTTTCAGCGGCGATACCGGAACACTCGTTAAGATTGCTAAAGCTTATATGTGTGATCCTGATGCTCCTAGCGGAAAAGTGCTTGACTTATGGGTAGCTCAAATGAGAGCAAAGGAAAGACAATAATTTTCTAATTGCCAAAATAATAAAAATGGTATATTATATATATGCTGGTAATAGTTCACGTCTTTCATTAAGTGTCTAGCCAACATTGTAGATGTGTTCTAGTTATGGAAAAAGGCATCTGCGTTTGCGCAAGTGTCTTTTTCTATTTAAGAGTTTGAATTTGTTTCCATTTCGGTATCTCAATTATCTTCTTATTACATACGGCTAAAAAAAGCAGGTTTAGTCAGCCTGCTTTTTTGATTGTGAGTTCCAAATGAGTTCCAAAATAAAAGCAACTAAAAAAATGAAAAAAATAAGCGCAAAAATACGCACTATGCAGTAAAAAAACACTTGCAAAAAAGTGGTTGATTTGGTAAAATCAGTAAAAGGGACTATAAGCAAAAACCGCCAAACCCTAGCATTCATGGGGTTTGGCGGTTCTTTTTTTGTTATTTGAGTTCCAAATGAGTTCCAAAAATTAAAATTCGTTATTTTTGGGTGAGTTATCCACAGTCAAGCTCTCTAATTTGTCAACAGCTTTTCTATTTGCTTCCGGCATCATGTGAGCGTAAAATTTAAAGGTTGTATTTGTATCTGCGTGGCCAATCTGCTCAGCGACTGCCAAAATATCTCCGGTAGTCGCATAAAGCATAGAAGCATAGCTATGTCGGAGAATGTGAGGACTGATTCTTGGCAAACCTAACTTGCTGCAATGATATCGCATATATGTTCTAATGGCTGTCGGCTTGATGCCGTCGAAGATATAATCTTCTGCTTTTACCTTGTAAAGCGTGCTGATGTAGTCCGTGATTTGATGATAGAGATATTTCGGTATTTCTACATCACGGACGGAACTTCTTGTTTTGGTGGTGCTGATGACGTATTCGTCTTTATTGTTTATACGCATTAGTGATTTATCAACGTGAATTTTATAGGGGGAAATATCCTCGATTTTTAACGCCAAAACTTCACCTATTCGCAAGCCTGCCCAAAAAATGATATTAAACAGCACTCTATGCGAAGCTATCTCAATGTCATCATAGAAAACCTTGTACTGGTCGACTGTCCACAGTTTGGCTCGTGTATCATTCGAATATGGCTTTACCCTGTCCGTTAGAGTGACAGGGTTATTTTTTGTCCCGAAGTTTCTTTTTGAAAATTCAAAGACCTGGTTAAGCTCTGAGCGGATGCGGTTCAGCAGTCTGCTTGAAAGACGCTCCTTTTCTGATTTTTCGTTTTGAAGTGCAAGCCAGCGCATAACTTGAAGCGGAGTTACTTTATCGACATTCAAGTTTTCGAAGAATGGGAGAATGTAATATTCTAATGCCTGGATTTTTCCGTCAACGGTAGATTGCTTTAATTCCCCTAGCTGTAGCTTGCTGGCCAGCTCTTCACGATACGCCGAAATAACTTCGCTGAATTTCGGGTCATGTGTATGAGTTTTGTTTCGCATATCGTTTTCATATTTTTCAGCATCACGCTTTTTGTCAAACCCTCTTTTAGTTGTGTGCTTTCTTGCGCCTTGCCAATCTTTATACCAAAAAGAGCAGTCCCATTTTCCTGTTTTCGGATTTTTTGTTACTGCCATGTTCTACATCTCCTTTCATGCAATTTTTTCCAAAAACCGCGAAAAAATCTCTTTCATATTTAGCTTATAAGCGGCTTTTTTAGGCTTCTACTTATATTTATATTAGTAAAAATTAAATGCTCATATAAGCTAAATATGAAGCTCTGATAAGATTTTTAATCTTTATAAAAACATATATAATCTATATAAAAACATCGGCTTGAAAAGCAACCTGGAATTTTACTTTCAGACTGTTTTTCAAGCTTGTTTTGTTTTGAAAAACACAAAAGCAGGCTAAAAGCCTGCTAATTGTTTTAACAGGCTAGGGATAGTCTGTTACTTCAAATTAAATTGGTGAATTAAATTTGCCTTATTGTTTTCAAAAATTATGTCCACCCTGGAATCGCTAAGCTCCCATTCCCAGGTATCAAGCGTATGAGGTCCGTAGCTGAGCTGGGATGTGCTGGAACCTTTTAAAACGCCGGGCATCTTGAATGTTTCGGCAACTTGCTGATATGTATCGCCTTTATGGATTTTCTGGAAGTTGGCCAATGTCAATTCGTAAGTGCCTTTTCCGGTAGTAATCTTAGAATATTCGTTGTCATATTCCAACTTGGTGTTAAACAAGCGCATTGTTACGTTTGCGAAATCTTGATTCCAATTTTGTTGCTTTAGGTTTTGCTTGTCTTTAAGAACTATCAGCAAATTTAAAAATTCCAGCGAGTTTTTGTCTTGCATCTGAATCAGCTCAGAAAGGTGCTTGTTTTGTTCCTGTACCTTCTCTGCTTGAATTTTTTTGTATGCATCTTCTAATTTTGGCTTGTACTCTTCCGCTAATTTAGCTGCTTCTACATCCTTTTTTTCGTCCGGTATTTCCTTGTGAATTTTCTTTAATTTAGGAACAAAATTATCATTCCATATTGCCCTTGTAGTCAGTGCGTGTTCTTTATGTAACCGCTCCGCTTCTTCTTTGGGTGAAGGTCCTCCGCAGGCAACAGTGAGCAAGCAAAGCGCCAACATGATAAAAACTGCTATTTTTTTCATTATACAACCTCTTCTTTAATATACATACGAAAAAAGAGGACGGACATATGCGCCCTCTTTTCGCTGTAGTTTTTCTACAAAACAACTCCCAAAAGGAATCCCCCTAACATCAAGTTGAATCATTAAGTCCGTATGTTTCAGCTTGTTTTTTTGCCAGTTGGTTGGCAATTTCTATGCAGAGTAGCAGGAAATACACATGCTCTGTTGATAATTGTCGAATCAGCTGTGCATACTCGTTAGTGGTATGACATCGACTTCGTTTTAACCTCCTTCCTTTAGATTGCAAGGTATTATGCCATGCTGGCGAAGGGGAAGTCAGGCCTTGCCTTTGCCTTGCAACAGCCCTTTTATAATTTGCTCGATAGCCATTTTTTGGGTGGCATCAAGCTTCTGAATCTGTTTAGCAATCTCAATAGCCTGTTCGTCTAGAAGCTGGGCGTTGAGTTGTTGTTTTACTGCTTCAGTGTTTATGCCCAGGGACTTTGCTTGTTGTTCTGTTACACCGAGGGCATATTCAGTGTCGCTATAAAAATATGACACTGGAACATTAAAATAATCGGCGATTAACTGCAAAGTGTTCATTTTTGGTGTTGTACGATTTTTCTTCCACGAGGAAAGCATGGAATTACTAACACCTGTTGCTTTCGCAACTTGATATGCAGTTATACCTTTTGAATTAAGTAACGCTTCGAATTTTTCGTACATTTTTACCTATTTCTTTTCCAAAAAATATTCTACAAAAACGCAATAAACTACTTTACAAAAGTAGAACAATGTAGTATAATATTACTAGAAAGTAAAATAAAAACACTTACAAAAGTGTAATACTTTATAGTATTTTACATTTGTCAACTAAAGTATATCACGTTCAAAATTGAACGTCAAGAAAGGAGCGATGAAATGTATAGAAAAATTGCTGAATTAATGCAGAAGAACAATGTTACTGCTTATCAGGTTGCAAAGGCAACAGGACTTAGCAATTCAGCTTTTTCAACTTGGAAAAATGGCAGAAACAAACCTAATGTAGAAGCACTTCAAAAACTTGCCGAATACTTCGGCGTAAGCGTTGATTACTTTTTAAATGATGTAGCGTAAAGGAGTGAAAAAGATGAAAAAGGCATTGCAAATCTGCGTATGTGTTATCTTCGCGTGGTGCTGCTTAAGTTTGGTTGGCGGATTTTCGGACAGCCAGGTGCAACGGCATACGATTACGCACATTGTGCAGGAAGGTGAAACCATGTATGGGATTGCTGATAAGTATTTCCTGCTCAACAAAACAAGAATTTGTTTTAATGAGTTCTGGTGTAACGTTTCCGAGGATAACAAGCACCTGACCGCCAACCGCCGTCATCTCCAGCCTGGAGATGTTGTCACAGTTAATTACTACACTGTGAAAGAACAATGATAGCAGGGCATTAAGCCTTCTCGCTATACATTAATTGTAGCAGAAAGGAGCTGAGTATCATGGCAGAAAGTAAAGCAAATATCTATAAGGTAGCTAGAGAATATGCACGAATTAGCCGTGTTGATGCTGCTGAAGCTTTTGCTATATCTGCTAGTTGCTTAAAAGATTATGAAACCGATGTGCGTGGCGTTCCGGATGTTACTGCATTGCAAATGAGCAAATTATATCGTGCGCCCTGGTTGCGTGTACAGCATCTGCAAAAGAACGTTGTGTTCTGCGATGTGTTTGGATTGATTCCGCCAGTTGATAACAGTGCATTAAACGTTCTGAGAGCGCAGAAAGAAGTCGGCGAAGTAGTCGAATTGTTTCCGCAGATGGTTGCGAAAACTGTACAAAAAAAGCACCTCGGTGACAATCTCTTGAAAGAGTGCCGTGAAGGTGCACAGGCTTTGCTTGAATTGATTGGAATTGAAGAAGAGCAAAAAGAAAAGACCCCCCACGCTAATAGAGAGCCTTTAACCTACAAATAAAGTCGAGTCGAAAGGAAGTCGATTTATAAAATAGGTCATATATAGTATAGCATGCGGAAGGAAGGTTGTCAAATGGAAAGCAGATTCTATACGGCGAAAGACATTGCGAACCTTTTGGGCGTAGGGCTTGGTAAAGGCTACTCACTTATAAGGGTATGGAACGAAGAGCTTCAGTTGAAAGGCTATACAACTACACAAGGCAGAGTAGTTAAAGCCTATGCTGATTTAAAGCTTGGTTTTGAAATTCAGAAGGAGGATGTATATGGTAACTAATGAACAGGTTAATGCTATATTAGCTCGCAGCGGACTTAGCATTGAAGGCTTTGAAGCTTTTAGAAAAAGAAAGTACGGTGAGCAGCGGAAACAGACAAAAGAAGAATGGCTGCAAGATTTTAAAACTTGCTCGCATTGTATCATGGACGGCAAATGCAAACATCAACATTTTGGATACCACCAGGAAAAACAGGCTGTGCGTGAAGATGGTGTATTGAGCTATAACGTCAACAGCTTGTCGGTTAATATGCGAACATATCCTAAATTTGGCAGTTATCGTTCATGCTGTCATTGGGATGCTGAAACAACTCTTCAACTTTACAGCAAAGTCGAAGAGCTTATAAAAGAAGGGAAGGTAATTTGACATGGAAATGAGCGAAAAGATTAATGCTTTGGCTGAAGCCTTAGCAAAAGCTCAAGGCGAAATGAAAAATGCTGCGAAGAGCAGCGACAATCCGTATTTTAAAAGCAAATATGCTGATTTAGCGGAGGTACTGAATGTAGCACGCGAACCGCTTTCAAAAAATGGCTTGAGCATCATGCAAGCCAACGAAGGCGTGACCAATGGTTACATGAGCGTTACTACCTTGCTGATGCACAGCAGCGGACAATACATTAAGAGCACAGGTTCGTTCCCTGTAGGCAAGCAGGATGCACAGGGTAACGGCAGTGCATTAACTTACGCCCGGCGTTATTCCCTTGCTGCCATGCTGGGCATTGCGCAAGAGGACGATGACGGAAATTCAGCTTGTGCACCGGAACCGAAGCAGAAGCCTAAAGCTCAACCGCAAGCTACCGGGGATAAATTTGTTAAGATTACTCCGCAAGGTGATGTGATTGTGACTGTTGCTAACGGCCACAATGAAAACGGCAGACCGCTTGCAGCATACAAAAACATTAAAGATTTAACCATTGATGAGCTTGAAAAAATGGTTACAATTCCCCAATATGCGCTGGCACATACGGCTATCAAAAACCTGCTTGAAGAAACGAGGCAGTAATGAGTAAGAAAAGTATTTTGCAGAGCGAGAAAACATGCTTCATGTGTGGCACAACTCGCAACCTGAAGCGTCATCACGTTATCTTCGGAACTGCCGGGAGAAAGATTTCCGACAAGTTGGGGCTGACAATCTGGTTATGCGTTGAGCACCATAAAGGCAAGCTCGGTCCTCATTTGGACAGAGAAACAGACTTGCGGTTAAGAAGATTTGCCCAAACCTGTTACGAAGATAAACACTCCAGGGAAGAGTGGATAGAAAGAATAGGAAGGAACTACCTATGAGAAAGAAAGCACTTATGAAATATGTAAAACTGCTTAGACGGCAACCATTATGGAAGAAGTTATTGTAGGAGGGACAACATGGAGAGCTGGTTCAAGGTTAACGCTGATGTATTCGACAACGAAAAAATAAAAATTATTCGTGCTGATACGAAGATTGGCGATAGCCTGGCATTAATGTGGTTCTTCTTGTTGGCTCTTGCCCGCAAAAAAAATGACGGAGGGTATGTATACGCTGCCGAAGGTGTAGCGTATACACCTAAAACCCTGGCTGCTGTTGGTGGGTTTAAACCTAAAATTGCAGAAACAGCTTTAGAAGTATTTCAGCAGTATAACATGATAGATATAGAGGAAAACGGCTATATCTATATTGTAGGCTGGAGTGAGTATCAGAACGCCGAAGAGCTGTCAAAGCTCAAGGAGCGTGAGCGGTGCAAGGAAGCAATGAGAGTTAAAAGGCAGCGTGAGAAGCAATCCAAAACCTGTAACAATGACGTAACAAACACAGATGTTACGAAATGTTACGAAGATGTTACGTGTAACAAAAGCGTAACAAGTCAAGATGTTACACGTAACAATGATGTAACAAACACAGATGTTACGGATAAGAATAAGAGTAAGAATAAGAAAGAGAATAAGAGTAAGAGTAACAACAACAACTTTAGTAGTGGTTGTTACGATAAAAATGCTGCCGTTACGTGTAACAGTTACGAAAATGTTACGAGCGATAATAATCCTGTTGGCTTTTGGAATCAAAATGTTACGCCGATAACGCCATATATTGCAGAGCGGTTACAGGCTATTGCTAAGGAGCACGGCGAGCTGATAGCTATGCAGGCGGTTACGATAACAGCGCAGCAAGGCAAGAAGTCAATAGCCTATTGTGAGGGAGTTGCAAGAAACCTTGCGAGCGGTGATACGCAAAAGCAGAAAAAGCCGCCGGATAACTTTAAACCGCCGGATGACCAAACAGACCTAGATAAATATTTTTAGCGAGGTGATAACATGGCGAATGATGTTCAAAATTCAATTATGCTTGCCGTAAATCACATTGCTGAAAATGCTTTGCAACTTAACAAGCAAAACGAAAATGATTATTACGAAAACGGATTGCTTATGTGTGGCAAATGTCATACGCCGAAGCAGTGCAAAGGTTTCTTGTTTGGTGTTGAACGAACTGTAACCTGCATCTGCAAGTGTAGAGCAGCAGAACTCCAGGCTGAGCGTGAGCGCAAGGAACACGAAAAGCGACTTGCCAGGGTGCAGGAGCTTAGAAAAGCTGGTTTCCCGGAGCGTGAACTGCAATCGCAGACTTTTAGCCATGATGACGGCTCAGACAAGCGGACGATGCAGGCAATGAAGAATTTTGTTGAGCATTACGAGGATTTTCGCAGAATGCACAAAGGGTTATTGCTCTATGGTAATTCCGGAAGCGGAAAGACGTTCGCTGCTGCGTGTGTAGTTAATGCGCTGATTGATAAAGGTGTAGCTTGCTTGATGACTAACTTCGGCAGGGTATTCAATACCTTGTGGGGGACTGAGCAAAAACAAGCCTACCTCGACGGATTTAATCAATTTGAGCTGTTGGTGCTGGATGATTTAGGAGCAGAACGGCGCACGGAGTTTGCTCAGGAGCTTGTATTCCAAATAATCGACAGCCGTTGCCGAAGCGGATTGCCTACAATCATTACAACAAATTTGCCGATTGAAGCAATCAAGAAACCGCAAACAATAACAGAAACAAGAATCTATGACCGCATTTTGCAGATGTGCCACCCGGTAGAGGTTACACACGCAAGCAGACGCAGGAAGAAGGTTGCAGAACAATTTGTTAATGTCAACAAATTGTTGGGATTATAGGAGGGAAATCATGGATGCTAAAAAGCTTGTAAAAATTACCGCCAGCGCAAATCGTGATAAAGATAAAAGATATTTTACAACAATCGTGAATTTTTATATCAACATGTATCACGATAGCGGGGAGATTTATTATCTGCATAAAGCTGTTGCGGAAATCAATGCGAAAATCAAAAAAGAAGGCGGAGAAGGTTACCGCCTGGAAAAAGAAGGAGCAGAAGCATGAACAAAATCATTTTATTAGGCAGACTAACAAAAGACCCGGAGGTCAAATATACACCTACAAACAAGGTTGTTGCTCAGTTTACGCTTGCGGTGGACAGACCTTACTCAAAAGACAAGCAGCGTGAAGCTGACTTTATCCCTGTAGTTATCTGGGGAAAACAGGCTGAAACCTGCGGCAACTATCTCAGCAAGGGACAGCGTGCGTTGGTTGAAGGCAGACTGCAAATTCGCAATTACGAAGCAAAAGACGGACAAAAGAAATATGTAACTGAGGTTATCGCAGAGCGTTTTGAATTTATCGAACGCAGAGAGCAAGGCAGCCAACAGACACACGGAGAAGAGAACCAGGACTTCCAAGGGTTTGGCAGCGCAGTGCCGTTTGATGAACAAATTCCGTTTTGAGGTGCAGCATGAAGATAAAAGACGAAGTTAACCGCTTGCGAAAGTTGGCGTTTACCGAAATCGAATTAAAGAAAGATGACTTCAAAAAGATTTGTAGCGAATATTGCTTCCTCTACAGAACGATATATCACCAGGATTACAATCCAAGCATGAAGCTGATTAGCGTGTGGGGCAGGAGCAAGGTGTATGTTGATAAGCTTGAATATATTGACGTGCTCCAGGACCTGGCCTATCTGAGATACGCTTTTAGCAGGATGAAATTTAAGGGGTACAAGAAACATGAATCAGTTTAAAAGTGTCCTGGTGGGCAAGCGGAGCAAGGCAAGCGGTTCGTTCTTTGAAAAGATGATTGATGCAGGCTGCCGATATTACGAAGAACATGGAATAGCAAAGATTGAAAAGCAGAATGAGCCTGTACATTATATTCGCCCTTATGGAGCGCATGGCCAGTTCATAGCCAACTATGCGAAGAAAAGCGGTGTCGACTACAAAGGAACGCTTAGAGGTGGTTTAGCGGTGTGCTTTGAAGCGAAGCATACCGACGGCGATAAGATGCTGCGAAGCAGGCTTGAACCGCACCAGCTGGAATACCTTAAAGTGCATCACTTTTTAGGGGCAAGATGCTTTATCCTGGTATCGTTCAATCTGACAGACTTTTACAAGGTGCCGTTCCTTGTATGGGAGAACATGAAGTCACTATACGGCAGGCAATACCTAAAGCGTGATGACTTGGAAGAATACAGAATCAGCAATACAGGAATGATATTAAAATTCCTGCCTGCAACGGAGGGGTAGCAGTGAAATATCTACTCGGAACAACAGCAGAAGGCAAGCAGTGCTGCCCTCATTGCAAGCAAGAAAAAATTAAACTTGTCTATGGCGCAAAAATCGTAGACAGGAAAGGTAATACAAAATGGGCGTTTAGATGCTCATCGTGCTATGGCACGGTTTGGGCAAAGTAAAGCGAAAGGAAGTCGGTTTAAATGCAGAACAAGGATTGGAGCTATCTGCTAGGACAGAAAATAGGGATGCTGACAGTGCTTGAAATTTATCCTCCAGGCGTTATCAGCATCAGACCTAAAAAGAAGGCTTCTGTTGCAAGATGCGTCTGTGAATGCGGAAATGAATGTTACAGAGATGTATCTAACCTTGCACGACGGCAAGGAATGAGCTGCGGAGATAAGGAGTGTAAGCGCAAAATCATGAGTCTTGCGCAAATAAGAAGGCAGGAAACCAATAAACGCAAGGTTACACCTCAGAAGCCTGCCGAGAATTTTTTAAAAGATGAAGAACCGATAATTACGAAAAAGCTAAGAAATAAATATGTTTGCCCTTTTCCGTTTTCTGGCTGCGTAAGAAGCGAGGTTTGCCATGTATGCTGTTGGGAGTGCGACAAGGAATGTAAGCAATGCAGCAATCATCCGCAGTTGTGCGGAGCAAGGAGGGTAAAGTGAGAAGCGTTAATGAGATTTTAACAAACGAAAAATTCCAGGCAGGAAGAAGCGGAAGCCGGGCACAAAGAATTGCTTATTCGAGCAAAACGTGGAGAAAGGTTTTAGAGAAAATGGTAAAGGCGTTAAATGTCATTATTAATGCAATTATTCTTCTGCTGATTGTTGGCGTCCCTGCTATGTTTGGAGTTATTGCAGGCGTAGCAATATGGAGGGTGGTAAATCTGTGAGCAGGATGCCTAGCAAAAAAGCGTTGCTTTTGCAAGAGGTCGCTGAACTTGTCGAGGACACATATCCGTTAAATATCAGCAAGCTCAACAGGCTACTTGTTCAATACGCAGAAATAAAGCAAAAACACAGAAGCCGTGTTACTAGCAGGCTGCCGCTAGCGTTTGTGGTTAAACTCTTGGAGTGGCATATGAAACATTACGCCGATACAGTACAGGCTGACAAAAGCCAGCTAGCCTACATAGGCCGTTTTATGGATTACAAGCGGAGAATTGTAGAAATGCTGATAGATACACATAAATTTTTTATCGTAACACCGTTTGTAACCTTTGACTTTGACTTCATCAGCTACCTGCGTAAGCGGTGGGAAGAAACTCATCCGGAGCTGGACAAACAAAACAGACTGTTATATGCAGTTGTGAGGGCGCATAAAGTAGGAGTAGATATTCCGATAACGTCGGTGGATGCAGAACTGCCGCTATTGGAAATGGCAGCGGTCGATAATGGCAAGCTGGAGGATGTATACGGTGTGTATGCAAATGGTTGTATAGGGGCAAAGCAAAATGAACTCAGCAGAACGAGGAAAAGAGTTAAGGCATAGGCGGCATGAACAAGGCTTATGCACAAGGTGCAAATCACCTGCAACGTTAAAAGCAGACGGAACTCCATCACTGCTGTGCGCTAAATGCAGAGCAAAGAAGAATGCCGACAGAGAGAATAGACGCAGAGCAGATGCCAAAATAGCTAGAGAGATGCGAGATATTGGCATAAATCTAGAGGACTTGACAATGTTTATAGGCAAAACTGATACGGCAGATGCTAAGACCTGTGTTTGTGGCGGCGTGTATTATTCCGAATACAGTTTTTGCCCTTGGTGCGGACGTAAGATAAAGAGTAACAGCGATAGCGGAGGTTGATTGCAATGAATAAACGTAAACGCCCTGCGGCAGAAAACTGCGCTGGGGCGAGCGTTATGGTCAGTAGATGATGGGGAGGAATGAGTAATGGCTAAACATTTATGCTGTTCGGCGTTTGGAAAAATCTACTACGCCAACGTTAATGACAAGGGTATTATAACAGGGCGAAAAATTGACTTGACGGAGGACGCTGTTATAGCGGTCATGGATAAGTTAAGTTGGATGGCTATTAGCAAAAAGCCATTTGACGGCAAGGCTGAGATTGAAATTAACGGCTTTAAACTCAGTATTGACGGCACAGGGAATCCGAGATTTATGAAGAAATACGGAGGTGATAAAAATGAATGAGCCGATTGTTTCACCGTGGCTGATTTACTGGGCAGGAAGAATAGACATGATACAAGGGATTTGCTGCATAATAGGTTTTTTTGTAACTATATATGCCATGTTTGCTACAGTAGCAGTCGTGACAGACACTAATAAGGATAAAGAATCCATTAAGGCAGCTAAAATAATTGTTTGTACGGCTTTGATTTTAGATATGTTGGGGGCATTTCTCCCGACAGAAAAAGAAATATACGCTATGTATGCTGCAGAACATATAACACCAGCCAACATCGAAGCTACAGGTGAGTTTGCAGACAAAGCTATAGATAAGCTGATTGAGAAAATAGCAAAGGCAAGTAAGGCTATAAAGGAGTGATAACTAATGAAAAAATATATTGTTTCAGGTGAAGTAACAGCTTATATCTCGGTAGAACTAGAAGCAGAGAACGAAGAAGAAGCCATTTCAAAGGCTTACGAAGAGTGTTCTGGGCCTATGAATTTCATCGGCAATGGTGGATACGACAAATTAATTGGCGTGTGTGACACCGATTCTGCTACGGTTAGCATTAACTGTGATGATGAAGTTGAATACACCGAAGTAGAAGAAGTTGAATAAAGCCGATATATTGGGCGTGGAGGTAGTAAAAGAACAATGAAAGAGAAAAAACTTTATACATGTGAAATTTGTCACACAGACTATGCTGAAAAATTTGCATGTAAACAGTGTGAACAAAACCATAAAACGAATTTGGCTATTAAAGACATGAGATTTAAGCCGATGACGGTTGACGAGTCGGGTTTCCCTATTAGCATTACGGTTGTTACTGATAAGGGATTAGAAAAAGTTTATCATTGTTGAGTGGAGGTTATTAAAGATGGCTAAAAATCTAATCCCCGAAATCGCCCAGATGTTGGGTGTAGAGATTGGCGAAGAATTTGAAATTAAAGGACGCAAAGGATTAACTTATAAATTTATCATCGACGAACTGATAGTGTGCAACGACAATAACACAGAAACTGCATACATATCTGCTAACATGACGCTTGTTAGTTTGATAAGAGGCAACTCCGAAATCATCAAACTGCCATGGAAGCCGAAGAAAGGCGATGTTTATTTTACCTTTGGGCGTTTGGGCGATAAGTGGGTTGTTCGCTCGTTGTGGTGGGGCGGATTCCCGGAAGAGTATGCCCTGCTAGACAAAGGCTGGGTATACCGCTCAGAGGAAGAAGCGCAAGCTGCTTTGCCCAGCGTAGCAAAAGAGTTAGGGGTGGAGTACAAGTTATAAGAGAAAGCTGCAACATGTTGCAAAAATCTCTTGTAAGGTGCGGGTATTGAGAGGTGTTGATAACATGAAATCTAAAGCGTATTGCTTTTCCAACGCCGCAGACTACGATATTGATGACATATCGGAAGAAATAACATTTGCTAAAACGGCAGGTAAGGCAAAACAAAATTTTAGCATAGAAAACGGAATCTATTTCAAGGACATCAGAGTGCAGCGTTTGCCTTGGGCTGACAAATACGGGAGCGTTGACAATATTCCTGTCGAGGAATGGTTAAACCACGGTTGGCATTTTAATTGCGATACCTGCGGCGCAGAGATAGAAGATGTAGCAGACTTCCATATCAACAGTAAAGGGTACTGCTGCAAGAAATGTTTTAATGAGTGGGTAGAAAGTGGAATGGAAAACCGCAACAGGTTGCAGAATCTCTTGTAGCTGTTGCAAAAAACGCAACAGCTCAAAGTCCTTTAAAAAAGCTGCACGTGGGGACAAAAACTCCCTTGAAAATTTAAGGAGGTGATAAGAATGGAAGAAACAACGGTGACGGAAATATATTGTTATCCTGAATATAATTTCCCAATAACTTTATATGAGTGCAATGAGTGTGGTGCGGTTTTTCTTGACCGTGATGATGATTATCAATATTGCCCTCACTGTGGCAGAAAAATTGTGGACAAAAAGGAGTAAACAAAATGACGGTAGAAGAATTGATTGAAATATTGGAGAGACAAGAACCCTATGGAGAGGTATTTATCAGCGTTGAAGGTCGCCAATATCCTGCGTCAAGGGTTTTGCTCCCAATAGGTTGGGAAGAACCAGATTATAGTGTTGTAATTTCTGATAATTAAGCCCATGGGCGCGGCGGCTGGGTTGCCGAACGGCAGTAGGTTGCGGACTTGGCAACGGTAGGCCCATTATTGTTATGGACTGATGAAACAGGCCTGCGTAATAAAATCCAAGAATTCCCACGCCGCCGCTTTTTATAAAGGAGTGATAGCATATGAAGCAAACCTGCGATATATGTAAGCACGAAAGCGGAAGTTGTAATCGTTATCTAACAGAGGATAGCAGAACAATCACGATATGCCCTAACTGCTTAGTCAATGGTACAAGTTATCTTGCAATGGCTGCGAGGAAGGCTCACGAACAAGGAAGGTTAATACAGGAATCAAACCCAACCGCATTGTTTTGGGAAAGACTTGCCAGAAGAAGATTTTTATAAAGGAGTGTGTAAAATGAGCAGATTAGATAGCAAACCAGTAGATGCATTACAAATGAAGCGTATGAAGGAATTAAATGTGAATGCACGATACCTTGAATACAGAATCGAGGACTTGTGTCCTGAAGGCAGAGAACGAAATATTGCATTACTAAAGCTTGAAGAAGTTGTAATGTGGGCAAACAAAGCCATTAGCCGGGAGTGAGTAACAAATGATTGATACCGATGACGATTATCCTTGCGATAACTGCGACCCGATGAATATTAAGGAGGAAAATAATGATTAAATATTATGATGCAGAAGCTTTAAGTAACAGAGTTAGATATACAATTCGTGGAACGTATTTGTTCGGCGAAGACAAAATAGTCGTAGAATATGTTATGTATATAAATGGCAGTATTATGGGTAACGAAATTCTGCAATCTTTTACCAATAATGTGCCAGATTTCATAGACGACGCTTACATTTGTGTCAAAGGAGATTTAATAATTGACATAGACGATGAGCTTGGCGATGTTGAAGAAATTCGCGTCTTTAACAGCAATGGCAAAGTAGTGTTCTGCTGCTATGATGCGGAAGTTTTACAGCAATACCTTGTAGGTGTTGAAATTGGCAAAGTTGAAAATTTGGAGTAAAAAAATGAAAGATGAAAAATTAATCGTTCTGTTGTTCGCATTCCGCTATGCCGTACACAGGATAGGTACACAGGCATTGGCGGAAATTGAAGGCGAACTGAATGCTAATCTTGAAACCTTTCCAGATTGGATGTTGGCACAGATGCAGACTGCACTTGAAGGCAATTTTGATTACATGGAAAGAAAACTGGAGGAAACAGGGAAAATTACATTAGATGATGATTGCCGATTTCAGCAATGTTTATTAGACGCGATAAAAGAGCAAAGAGCTAAATTAGCGAAGATTGGCAGAGGTACAACTAATGGAAATAAGATTAATTGATATTGTTTATTACACATTAATTGACGTATCTGTTATATGTGCAGCTTTATGGATTTTAAACAGGGAGTGGTAAAGTGAAATATTTAAATCTTGCTGCAATGATTTTTATGGATATTTTTGCCATTTTAGGCACAATAGGCATCCTGGTTATAATTTGGAGAGATATTTTAGGAGGTTTTTAAGATGATTAAATTTTTGCCGACAATTGACGCACCAGCGAACACGAAGCTTCCGCAGCGTAGCACACAGTTTTCTGCTGGCTATGACTTTTACGCACCGACCGATATTTTAGTTCCAGCTGGCGGCGAAAGCGTACTCATTCCGCTAAACATCAAAGCTATTATGCCTGGCGATATGGTGCTAATGCTGTTTATCCGCAGCAGTCTTGCGGTTAAGTTCAATTTATCGCTAGTTAACAGCGTGGGCATTATTGATAGCGATTATGCAAACAACCAGGACGATGACGGCAATATAGGCGTTAAATTCAGAAACAACGGCTGCGAGAACATCATCATAAGGGAAGGCGAACGCTGCGCACAGGGAATCTTCGTACGCTACTGCGTGACTTCTGACGATAAAACAAGTGCTGTTCGAGGTGGCGGATATGGCTCAACAGGACGTTAAATTATACCTAGTAGGCTGGCACAGTTTGCTTTCCGGTGAAGTTGATTTTACCGATAAAGTCCTGGCAAGTTCGCCGGAGGATGCTATGGAAATAGCAAGCGAAGGATGCGGAGAAGAATTTCTGAATATGTATTGGCCTGAAGCAGAAGAAATGTAGGTAACGAAAAATGCCAAAAGAAAAAAGCATTGAAGAACAAATCAAGGAAGAAACAGCAATGCTAGTTCGGAGCTTTGCTAGCTGGGAACACATAAGAACTCATGGATGCAGCGACCCGTTTTATTCTGACGGCTGCAACATGAATCTTGAACGCAACCATATAATCTACAGTAAGAATAGGCTTGAAGAGCTTTGCAAGGAAATTCCTTTGCCGTCACAGTATTACATCCCGACTCCCGAGGAAGTCAACGAAAAATATATGGCTGCCAACGGAGAACATTATAATTACAGGATGAAAAATTTATCTTATTCGTGCCCGGACATTACCACAAAGACACCGCATAGGATAAGCAGTCAGCAAGAATTGTTTTAGAGGTGCAACATGAGAACACCATGCAGAGAATGTACAGAAAGAAGAATAGGTTGCCATGCTATCTGTAATGCTTTTTGCGAATGGAAAACCGAGCAATACAGGATATTGGAAGCGAGGAGGATGGAGAAGATTATAAATTCTCCTACAGCTGGAACAGTTGTCAGACACGAAAAATGGATAAGGGGGCATAGATAATGGACAACGTGAATCATCCAAAACATTACACCCGGGGCGGTATTGAGTGCATCGACGCTCTTAAAGCTGCCACTATTGGCAAAAATGGTATTGAAGCTGTCTGCGTGGCAAACATCATCAAATATTTATGGCGCTACGAGGAAAAGAACGGCGTAGAAGATTGCTTGAAAGCAAAGTGGTATCTTGACCGCCTTATTGAAGAACTCAAATAGCAAAAGGGAGTAAGCGCATGGAAGATATGACCGTAAACGAAAGTCAAGGCACGATAACTGTTCCGCTGGCCTATTTTGAAAAACTCATAGAGCGTGTTGCAGAACAGACCGCCAAAAAGACATCAAAAAAGCTGTGCGATGACCTGTACAGCAAAGAAGCGCAGCGAAGGGATTTTGACAAGCGCCTGTACAACGTGCGCTTGCTGTTGAAGAATTACAGAAGCCTTCGGGAGCACGCTATGCTAAAGGCAAGTGAGATTGTCAATATAGACGATGAGCAGATTTCGGCAATAGAAATTTTAGACTCATTCCAAAATCTGAAAAGCATGGGAGCTAACGAGCTGAAACTGGAGAGCATTATAAGCTCAACGATGCGAACCAAAGTGCTGATAAATTACATGGACGATATGATAGCACTTTACAAGCAGACAAGGTATAACAGCGGAAAGCAGGAAGATTTGCGCCGTGCAGATGTTCTTGATGCACTCTTCCTTAAACCTTGCCCGCCGGAAATCTATGTTACAGACATCGTTTCGTCTTTGGCTCAAAAATGGTCTGTAAGCGAACGTCAGATATGGCGCGATACAAATTATGCTATCGAACAGCTGACCGCTTTGCTGTTTGGCGTAGACGGCGTGAACCTGCTGGAGGACAAAAAGCGTAGAAGGCTGGCTCGCCTTGCGGAAGAAAAAAACATTGAAAAACAGTAAGAAAAACTCACCTTTTATAAAGAAAACTCTTTACAAAAGGTGAGTTTTATAGTATAATATAATTGTAGGGAAGATAAGAAACCTACAAGAACATGAGTGGCTGGAACGGCAGCGCATGGAGCGTTAACCTTTCCAACGAAGACTAAAGGAGGATATAACAATGACATACCAAGAAAAGCAAGAAATGAAAAAGCTTGCCTGCAAATGCCTGGAAAAATACTTCGGTTTTGCTCCGGCGATGAAGCAGATTGTTCTGCTTGAAAGTGCAAGCAATGGATATACAGTTGAGTATCTTATGTTCAGCATCGGCTATAACGGAAGAGAATTTCAACTCAGAAGAACCTGTTCCTGGGGTAAAGATACAGTGGAATATAAATATTGCCGCTACGATGTTACCATGATTGAACAATAGAAAGGAGTCAAACAACATGAGATTAACTTATGCAGAAATAACCATTATTATAGGCCTGCTAAAGCTGGAAGAGAAAGAATCTGCCGAGCGTTGCGAGGAGACCGCAGCGAACGTAGAGTTTGCGAAAAGCCGCTTCCTAGGGTGGATGCAAGATTATCGTAAACGTTCCGCGCAGGTTGACGATGAGACAGCAGAAAAAACAATCGACCAGGCATTCAAGGAAATAGTGACTCCCTGTGAAGAAAGCTATAGAGTGGCCAAAGATTACCATAGAAACGTAAAAAACATTCTGAGAAAATTCACCGAAGATGCTTTTGAGCTTTAAAGCTGATGACAGGAGCGCAAGCTCCTGTAAAGCTACCAGGCAGAAGGTTCAAAGTCCTTGCCAATAGCTTTAGAAAGGAAGTCGATTTTATGAATTATGGAATCTTGATTAAAACCGTAGTTGATGCCAACGGCAAAACAAATTGTGTGGAGAAAGTCCCGATGATGGAGGCGTTCCCGACTATTTCCCTGGAATCTATGTACAAGCTTTGCGAATGCGAGCTTGTCGAGATTAAGGATATGCCGCTTCAACTGGTAGAATTTGACGGCGAGCTTGGAATTATCCCTGCGGTTACCCTGGTGTTCGACGAAGAATTTCTTCTGAAACACGAAAATCCGGTAGCCAATGAGCTGGCAAGTGCTATTTACGGATATGGCCGTATGCACGAACAATGTCTGTGCGGTAATGTGCTGCTGTGCAACACCAACGAGGAAGGCGACTGCGTGCCGTTCTGCGAAAGCGAAGCAAACGCCATTGTAAAGTGCTTGACAAGAATCAACAATCATATTGGAGATATGGAATTTAAAGTTCAAAAGCCAATGATGGAATTTATGGCGTTTTAGGAGGGAAATAAAAATGAAATTAAGAACAAAGCAAATCATTAAATATGTACTTATGCTGGAGCGTCTTCCGCTTAAAGGTGACACTTACTTTGAAATTGCCCAAGACATTAAGGAGAAAAGACAAAAATTTAATATTTTGCGTGAAAAGCTTCTGATGCCGGAAAGCCGTTATCCCTACAAACAAGCCTAAATAGAAAAATCGGCGTACACCGCAAGGCGTGCGCCGAAACAAAGATTGGAGTGAATATCATGTGCAAGGTTGCAGATAAAAGTTACAAAGAATTATGCGAAGTCTTGCTGGGGCAAGAAGCTTATAAAGTTTCCGAACTGACGGCACAGAAATTATATCGCCTGGAAGATACCGACGAGCTGAAAGCGTATGGATTAGACCAGCAGAAAGCAGAAGCTTTTCTGTGTGGCGTAGAGTTAGGAAAAAGAGCTTTTGCCAAAGCCAAAGCTGAGGAGAAAAAACGCTGCTGCTCTCCGCAAGATTTAGCTGAGTTCATGATGCCGAAATTGCGGTATCTGAATCATGAAGAATTCTGGGTAATCGCAGCTGACAGCAAAAACAGAATCATTGACGCAATGCCCATAGTGAAAGGAACGCTGACAAACTGCTATGTACATCCTAGAGAGGTTTTTAAATTCGCCATTATGAAAAATGCAGCTTCAATTTTTGTAGCTCACAATCATCCTTCTGGCGAAGTATCACCAAGCAGTGATGACAAGAAGTTAACCAAGTGCATCGTTGAATCCGGAAATATCATAGGAATACCTTGCCTGGACCATATTATTATAGGTGACGGCTGTTACTACAGTTTCCAGGAAGATTGCCAAATGTAAGGAGGAAAGAAAAATGAATGATTATGAAATTATGTACATTATTCGTCCGGAGCAAGAAATAGCTGAGGATATTATTTTAAAGGTTGACAACTTCATTTCTTCTAATGGCGGTGTAGTTGACAAGACAGACCGCTGGGGAGAAAGAAGAATGCCATATGACATTCAGGACTTTGAAAGTGGCATCTATGTCCTGGTTACGTTCCACGCAAACAAGGAGTGCGTGCTTGCGCTTCACAAGGCAATGGACACAACCGAAGAAGTGCTTCGGCACATGATTATTAGAAAGGGGGTGTGCTAATATGACACCTTTTGATAAATTTAAGGAAACTGCTGCGTTAGTTAATCTTTGGATAACAGAAGAAAAACCTAAAATTGAAAGATTCGGCTGCCGAAACTGCCAGTACGCTCATTCAATGCATGAAAGCTTTGACAGATTCTTTACAAACCAATACGGAGCTTGCAGCTGTTTGCCAAACTGGTGCACTCCGATAGCTCGCATTGATGAATGTCCTAAAAAGAATAATCCTAGAGCTGGCAAGCTTAGTTCGATTTGCAAAGTTAACACGGAGGTATAAAATGGCTAATATCTGTTTCAATGACATTACAATGGTTGGAGATAAGGCAATACTGCAAAGGCTGCAAGATGATATTGAACGTCACCTAAATGAAAATGATGGCAGCATTTATAGATACGGTAATGAGCTTTACCCTGGCAGTAACTATGAAGGGTGGTTCGACGATGTTGGAGAAGTAACCAAAGCCAACGAAGAAGAATATTTCTTGCGGTTTACCGTAGACACAAAATGGACCCCGGCAATGGACTTTTTCGTAAGACTGGCAAAAGATAAAGGCTTAAAGCTTTACTATTCTGCCGAAGAACCTGGCTGCGAGCTTTATCAAACGAATGATGTTAACGGTGAGTTCTACGACGAAAGATATGTCTTGTATTGCAGAGAGTGCGAGATAACCTATTATAGCTCAAAGGAAGATTTAGTTGACGGACTAGAGTTTCTGTTCAAAAGACAAGGTTATAAGGTTTTCAACAAAGAAAGCGCAATGGAATGCAGCATAAAGGAGCTTGAAAAAATCGGCAGAATATTCCTGGTAGACGGAACTAACACATGGTTTGACATAGGAGAATTTGAAATAGTTCCAACCGAGGAGCAATAGAAAGGCAGTGGTTGACGTGAAAACATTGTATTTTGAAGGTGCTGGCTGGGAAAAGGCAGAGCGCAGCATCAACACCATAGGCAACTGCCGTGTTAGAACAGCATTTCACCTCGATAACGGCAAGGGAGTTTATCTTGAAATTGTTTGCGGTGAAATGCTTGGCGAAAGAAAGAAGGTTTATGGTGGCTTGCAATATGTAGGTTTCGTAGACTTCTTGTTCTACATCACGGATGAAGAGCCGAATGATGACTGCAATAAGCATAAATTGCCGGATATGCGTAACACGCATTTTGCTTATGACTTCGATTCGATTCTTGCTTTTGTAAACAGCTTAGGAGCGTCATTTGATAATATATGTGTGCTGCCAAATCTCGCTGGATACAGGGTACATTTGGATGACAGAAAAAAGCGATACAACTATGCTGATAAGTTTACACCAGACTGGAAGGTTGTAAAGAGAGCAAAAGAAATTCACGAATACTTTTACCAGCTGGAGCAATCAGAAGGAAAGAAGTTTCCTAACTTCTCTCTGTACAATAACGAAAATGACAAGACAAAGCTTTACCTGATCCGGCATTACAACGGCTATAATAAGAAATGGCTTATTGATGCGTCAAGCGATTCATGGTTGAAAACGATGATTGAAGTATCTTAACAAAAAGCCTGCGGGAAATCTCGCAGGCAATATTTTTATAAAAGATTATATTGATTACATAAAGAGAACGCTGTATAATGATAAGAGATATAATAATTAAGGTGGTGCTACTATGTCAATAGAAAACAAAATCAAGGTATTAATCGCTTCAACAGGAAAAAACCAGGCTACATTAGCTAGGGAAATGGGTATTACGCCAATGTCCCTGAACTACAAGGTTAAAAAATGCAAATCACTTAAGCTTCTGCTGGAGCTTGCAACAGCGTGTGACTTCGAAGTTGTGTTACGCAAGCGTGACGGCAGCATTGAATACGAGGTAACCAGGGAAGATTTAGAAGAAGAAAATTAATATTTTATAAAGAAAACTCTTTACAAAAGCGGAGAATTATAGTATAATATAAGTGTAGGGAAGATAAGAAACCTACAAGAAAGGAAGTCGTAAAAATGTTGGAAAAGAAAATCGCCGCTTTAAAAGATATGAGTAAAGAGGAACTGGTAAGAGAATACGAAAAAATGGTGATGTATACTACTGTACATCTTGAAGCTGCCCTGGGTAAATCCGGTAAGTACGAAGAAGCAATTAAAGCTGAGATTCTCAGCCGTATGAATTAAGGAGGATGAAAACCATGAAGATGTTTCTGAACTATAACTGCGTATGGAAAAGCGGTACTTATGCTGCCGTTCCTGCTGCAATATATGATGAGGTTGAAGTCATTCTTCCCGAAGGCTTTAAGGAAGTTACAATGCAGGACGAAACAAAGGCTGTTAAATGGCCGGATGGTCAAATTACTTTGGCTAGTGAAATCTGCACCGAGCATAAAGGCGAAACATCAGTGTCGTACATTGTAGATTGCAGCGGTAAAGCTCCAAGAAAGCTGTATCTCCAAACTGTGAAAATTTAAGGAGGAAAGAAATCATGTTACTGAAAGACTATATCGAATCTGCTAAAGTCTTTGCTGAGGAAAGCAAAGACTGGAGAAGCCTTAACGAATATGCCTACTACACCACTAACGGCAACAGCTAGGAAGAATCCTGCGACAATGCTTCTGGTGGTATTGACATTAGCTGGGCATTTCATGAGTCTGCTAAACAAATCGAAAAAGAAGCTGGCCAGCATTTTGTTAACGAAATCGCCGACCGCCTGGAACAAGGCATTGACGAAGGTTGGGAAGCCGACCAATTGCAGGAAGTTTTAAAGTTAATGAAATAAGGGAGAGTAAATACCATGTTTAAAGAAGTCGAAAATAATGTTGTGAATTCCCTTGCCGTCATTGAGGACGCATCCAACGCAACTCGGTTTGCGTTGTTCCCTGGCTGTTACGATGAAGAGCGTAATGCCTGGAAAGGTGTTAAATGCTACGAAAACGGAACCTTCGGTACTGAAATTTGGTTCACAAAATGCTATCTGTTGGAGTCCACCGGCAAGCGAAAATTTATGGGATTTATCCCTCACTACACCGAACGGTTCAACCCCGTTGAAACTGTGCTTGTCCCGCTGTGGCGCAATGAAAACGGTTATAGCCAGCATAAGGGCGATAATGCACAGCGTGTTTACGGCGTTATTTCCAACACCGGAGCTGACAACGATATTTTTGTAAATGTCGAAAATGGGGCATTTACATTCGAGTGCAAGGGCTTTAAAAGCCAAGATGTTTGTACAAACGGCAACGGCCGTGCTTGCGTAAGAGTTCCAGAAAGACAACTTAAGCCAGCTGCTATTTTTGGCAATAAAACTGTAATGTATGAAGAATTAGTAACCTGGAATGAGGACGAGTTATAAGGAGGACGCAAAAATGAAACAATGGTTTAAAATCATTATTAAAAATGGAGACGGTACTCATGAGGGTACCGAGGTTGTTAAAGCTGAATCCAAGCAAGAAGCGATTGCTGAGATTAAAGATGAATGGGAAGAATGTACCTTTGAAATTGGCAATCTAACCTACGAAGAGCAGGAAGAATGCGACCGTTGCGACGCTGTAAAAGCGTTTATGGAAGACAACTGCACAAAGGATGAAGCCAAGCGATTCATCAAAGCTGGCGGCGAAGCAATCAAAGCCAGCGAATGGGAACAGTATGTGCGCGACAACGACCTGCGCAACGAGGACGGAGCGTATATCACGCTTGACGAAATCCGTTCTGAGCGTGACGTGCATACCGTCGAATTTGACGGCGAAGAATATATCTTGTTGTACGTTCTGTAAGCAGGAAGGCGTGTGAAAGATGACTGCGGCAGAAAAGAAGAAATATATGAAAGAGGTAGAACGGTATGAGTAATGAACATACAATTACTATCACCAACATCACGATTGACGAACGAAAGTTAATTGACATGTATTTGAGCCGTTTTGACGTAGACATTATTGATGACGAATCATATGTGATTGTATATCGTGATGAAATAGAAGGCGTTTTAATCAATCAATATGTAGAACAACTGCGAAAAGTGGTTGAAATATGCATTGAGCGGAAGTAGGTGCTTAAATGAAACCTGAAGAAGTTGTATCAGCTTACGAGAAAGAGGGTAGCCTTAAAAAGGTAGCCAAATTGTTCGACGTGTCGGAACAAAAGATACGCAAAATACTTATCGATGCAGGAGCATATGAAAGTGATATGTCTATACAGGTAAAAGACCTGCACAAGCAGGGGTTTAGCGTAGAAGAAATAGCCGGAAAGCTCAAAGTAAGCAAAAGCGCCGTGTCCGGCTATCTGCCGTATACCAAGGGCGTTTACATGGGCGAAAATCCTTCCAGCAACGCCATTAAGATAAGAAAGTGCAGAGCTAAAAATGGATAAGCCTTTAAATGAACTGCTAAATGAATACATAGACGCTTACAGCAAAGGAGAAGATAGCCTAAGAGCTTTCTGGAAGCGTGTTATAAGCATAGGAGCATATGACCAGGTGCGACAGCTGGTTGTATATCAGAATGTTATCTTTAGCTACGAGAAAGACCAGGCAAGCCAAGCAAAGCCTGCCGGGAATGGTTACTGCGAAGCAGTTTACACAGCCGAGGATGCAGAGTTCGCCAGGACTCAAATAGAGCACCTACTAAAATCGTGTCAGTAACGTGTCATTTACAGTGCAGTTAAGAGAATGATATAATTAAGATGCAACAGTTGGATGATAAGCCCTTCTCCTAAAATATGTTGTGGACTCAGAAAGCCGCCTACATTTGTAGACGGCTTTTTAATTGTGCAAAAAACTAACTTTTTATAAAGAAAACTCTTTACAAAAGCGGAGAATTATAGTATAATATAATTGTAGGGAAGATATAGAAACCTACAAGAAAGGAAGTCGATTAAAATGTTGGAAGAAATGGTAAATGAATTAGTTAATAAGTTCTGGACAAGAAAAAATGAGATGGAGGAATCCATCGAAAACGTAGGCTTGTATGTAGCTGAAATCAATGATGAATATGTTACCGTTGCTGCTGAAGATATTGAAGAACAAGCAGTTCTGTACCTTGGCCATGCAAATGAAACAATGTGGATTGAACGCATCGTAATTCTTGATGAAAATGGTTTTGAGGTAAACGATTAATATACAAGAAAGGAAGTCGTAAAATGGATAAAAACAAGATTATATTGCTAGACCTTAATTATACTTTAGTGTCTAATCAGCAAGCTACTCGTTTACTAAGACCTTTTTCGTTAAGAATGGAAAAGGAAGAATATCGAAAAGACCTTCTTGATGCCATTCGAAACAACTACGTGGTTATTGTTACTGCTAGACCGGAATACCAGAAACAGAATACTATAGATAATATATTCAGAAAAATGAATTGGTATCCTGCTGAATCCTATTTCAATGATATAAATGCGGAACCGCCAGTATTTAAAGAATCGGCATTAAAAAGGTTCATTTTCTCAAAACATGGTAGTGCTGGAAGTCGGTATCTGGCTATTGAGAGCAACCCCAGAACTCGTGCTATGTATGCGAGATATGGTATAAAAGCTGTACCTTACGAAACGTTCATTAAGGACTACAAGAAACCAAAAATCGAAGAAACAAGTTTATTTTAATTGTTAAAGCAGGTGCTAGTCACCTGCTTTTTGTTTTAAAGGAGAAAATTATGGAACACATAACTATGAATATTGCTGACATTATTCCGGCATCGTATAATCCCAGAATCGAATTGACGAAAAAAGACTACGAATATCAGTGCTTAGATAAAAGTATTGGCGAATTTGGCTTAGTTGTACCGTTGATTGTCAACAAGAGAAACAATACGCTGATTAGCGGACATCAAAGGTTGGAAGTGCTAAAGCAAAAAGGTATAACAGAAGCAGAAGTAGTTCTTGTCGATTTTGATGAAGCACAAGAAAAAGCACTTTGCATTGCTATGAATAAAATAGAAGGTTCATGGGACTATGGAAAATTAGCTGATATTTTAGAGGAACTGCGAGATTCCGAAACAGATATTGTTTGTACTGGCTTTTCCGAAAAAGAAATCATGGAGTTGTTAGGTGAACTTAATGATTATGATAATGACGTTGATATTGAATCTGTTGCCAAGAAAGACGATAAAGAAAGTGGCATTCCATGTGTTATTGGTGAGTATAGGTTTCGCATTGACGAAGAAGCATTTACAAGTGCGATGGCTGATATAAAGGAAAAAGTTGGCTTTTCAAAGGAAATGCAGCAAAGTGAATTAAAGAGGAGACTTATGCGATGAATATTAAGGTGCTTGATATAAATTCTATTAAACCCAGTGAATTTAATCCGAGAATTCAACTTGATGTTGAATCAGAAGAATTTCAGAAAATAAAGGGAAGCATTATTGAGTTCGGACTTGTAGAACCGCTATTAGTGAACGAAGTTAATATGTCAATCATTGGTGGGCATCAGCGATATGCTGTATTAAAGTTTTTGGGTTATAAAGAAGTTCCGTGCGTTTTGATTAATGAGCCAGATGAAGAACGAGAAAAAGCTTTGTGCGTTGGCTTGAACAAAATTAAAGGTGAGTGGGATAGTGACAAATTAACAGCGCTGCTTAATGAAACTGGAGTGAATGAGAGCATTACAGGTTTTGATAAAACCGAGGATGATATTAACCAATATTTTGTTGACGAAGAAGATATTGACGAAGAAGATGTTGACGAAGAAGATGTTGACGAAGAAGATGTTGACGAAGAAGATGTTGACTGCGGCGGTACAATGATTAAAGTAGGACATATTTCATTTAAAATTTCATTATATGAATATGACTGTATTATAACTTCAATTAGAAAAGACGGCATATTTACTCCCGAAGCAATAAGAAAAGAATTGGAAAGGAGAATACTGAATGATTAAAATTGTTCCTATTGATGCTGTAAAGGCATCCGAATACAATCCACGAAAAAACGATGAGCAGCGACTTGCTTTAGTGGAATTATCGTTACGCAAATTAGGCTTTTTACTCCCTATTGTAGCAGATAAGGGCGGCGAAATTCTTTCTGGACATCAACGCCATCACGTTGCAAAAAAGATGGGGTTTACCAAAGTTCCAGTTCAATATGTTGACTGCCCAGAACTTGAAGGACGTAAGAATATCAATATTATGTTTAACCGTGCTACCAATGATTTACGGAAAAGCGATACTTGCAAAAAAATAAAAGCTAAACTATGTTGTCTTGATTTGTCGGCACTAACAAAAAACATTCATGATGTTGAAATTGATAGCAAAGAATCTTTCCCCTGTGTATACAGCGCGAAACGTTTTGATACCATTTTATTAGCAAAACAAAATGCTGATAAATTTGACTCTTATATGGCTGCGTTGGCTAAATCTCTTGAACAGGCTATTAAGGATAGTATGCAAGCAGTCGTTGATGTAGATGGAAATATTGTGAATGGAGTAGGGCGTATTCAGATTGCAGCAGAAAAGAAAAAGCCGTTTGTGCAATGTGTTGTAATTTCAAGAGAGAAGAAAGAATTTGCAACCAATATGCTTAACCTTCTTTCCATGGATTTTTCTGTTGAAGGAAGTTATGCTGATGTTTTGAGATACAATTCATTTATGCGTTCCAGGAATACTCGCGAAACTGATGAGCAAGGAAGATGTGCTTTAGGGGATGGCTTTTTTAAGGGTGTTTTCCCAAAAAACAATGGTCGTGATTTTTTTGCTTTAGAGGGCAGGCCTTTAGAAATCTGGAAAAAACATTACGGAGACAAGATAGTTGATTTTGGTGCAGGTAAGCTTAATAATACAAGAACATTAAGGCAAGCAGGTATTTTTGTGTCTGCTTTTGAACCTTATTTCGTCGGTGCTGGCGATAAAGTGTATAAAGCTAAAAGCATTGAGATAGCAAAAAAATTTCTCGATGAAGTTGAAAGCGGTGTCGAATATACATCTGTATTTATTTCTAGCGTTTTTAATTCCGTCCCTTTTATGGAAGATAGGATTAAAATAGCTATTATTGCAGCTGCTTTATGCAAACCACGCGGGAAAGTCGTTTGTTGGTGTCAATCCAATGAAGCTAATCAATTTGTTCTTACAAAGAAAAGACACGCAGATGGTGAAAAAGGACTGACATTTGACCTAGATTATGAACCTAATATAGTTTTAGGAGACTTGCGACAGCATCCCAAAGTTCAAAAAGGGCACACAGAGGAAGAACTAAAAAAGATTTTTGGGAAAAGATTTAAAAGAATTGACCGTTTGGAAAAAATCTCTAGGTTTTGGTATTTGGAAGCCAGTCAGCCGATTATCTCGTTGGAAAGCTTGGCTGAAGCATTGGATTTTGAATTTGAGCTTCCTTATCCTGACGGTACAACGCTGGGCTTATCTCAAAAAGCTAGAGAAGCCTTTGAAAAGCGTTTAGGCGTACACTTGCCGGAAAGGAAAAGTTATGAATAGCATTGATAAAGTATCTCCAAAAGGAAAGTGGGAATTTGACGAAGATGTTGCAAAATGTTTTCCAGATATGCTAAAAAGAAGCATTCCTTCATACGAGAGCATGAGAAGTCTTGTTTTTTCCGTTGGCAGAAACTATGTTAAGAAGAATACGCATATTTGTGATATTGGTTGTAGTGATGGACAGGCAATTGAGCCATTTATCAATCATTTTGGCATGAATAACTACTATGACCTTCTTGATGTAAGCGAACCTATGCTGCGTAAATGTCGAGAGCGTTTTCAAGATTGGAAGAAAACGCAAATTGTTGATGTTAGAAATTATGATATTAAGAATGGTATTCCTCCGTTTTCAAACTCACTCGTCCTTAGCATTCTGACGCTTCAATTTACGCCGATTGAATATAGGCATAAAATTGTACAATCTGTATACGATTCACTCATGCCAGGCTGTGCCTTTATCCTTGTTGAAAAGGTGCTCGGAAATACATCTGCTATTGACAATATTTTGGTGAAAGAGTATTACGGCATTAAGAAGGAGAACTCGTATAGCCAAAAACAAATTGCAGATAAGCGAAAAAGCCTTGAGGGTGTACTTGTGCCTATCACTGCAAAATGGAATGAGAATCTATTGAAGGAATGTGGATTTAGGCAGATTGACTGCTTCTGGCGTTGTCTTAATTTTGCTGGGTGGGTTGCTATAAAATAAAGCATATAAAAAGGGAGCAACAGGCATGGGAAACATAAAAAAACTAAATAACAAAAGTGCTTGCTGCAATCCTTTAAAACCTTGGGAACGCCAGAAAGGAGAGTCAGAACAGGCATTTGAAGCATTCAAACTGTATCGTGATTGTGGGTTAAAGCGTTCTGTTGGTAAGGTCGCTGAAATGTTGTCTAAAAGTAGGCAACTCATGTCACGTTGGAAAGCCACGTGGGACTGGGACGAACGTGCTAGAGCTTACGATAATGAATTAGAAAAAGAAGCAAGAAGAGAAGCTGCTCGTGACTTAAAAGTTATGACTAAGCGGCATATTCAAATTTCAGTTCAGTTACAAGCGAAAGCTTTAGAAGCGTTAAAAAATATTCCAGTCGAAGATATGTCGCCTAAAGACATAAAAGAATTTATTAAGCTTGCAACCGACCTTGAACGTCTTAATCGTTCTTCTCTTGCTGGCAAAGAAGATGATGAGACCATTTCGCAGGATAATGATATTGAAATTTATTTGCCTGAGAAAGAAACACTATGAAAAGAGTAATACGCCCACAGCATGGGCCGCAGGAACAATTTCTCGCCACGAGTGCTGATATTGCCATTTATGGCGGTGCAGCAGGCGGAGGGAAAACATTCGCTTTACTGATGGAGCCGTTGCGATATATGAATGTCAGTGGTTATAGAGCGGTTATCTTTCGCCAAAGCTATAACCAAATTAATTCATCTGGCGGCTTATGGGATGAATCTCTTGCTATGTATCGTGGCTTAAAGAATGCTGTTCCTTTTGTTACGCCTAAATATCATTGGAATTTTGGGAAGAACAATACTTTGATATTTGACTACTTGGGTAGAGATGGAGATGTTTACAAATGGCAAGGCTCACAAATCGCATTCATAGGGTTTGATGAATTGACGCATTTTAGCAAAAGAATGTTTTTCTATATGCTTTCTCGTAACCGCTCGACGTGTGGAGTTAAACCATATGTAAGAGCAACATGCAATCCGGATTCTGATAGCTGGGTGGCTGATTTTATTTCGTGGTGGATTAATCAAAATACAGGCTATCCTATACCAGAAAGAAGCGGAAAGATTCGCTATATGTGCGTTATACAAAGCGTAATTTATTGGGCAGACACGCCGGAAGAACTAGAGCAAGAACATGGAATTCCTGTTTCTGACTGCAAATCTGTAACCTTTATCGCTTCTCGCATAACAGACAACCAAAAATTACTCGATAAAGACCCTAGCTATTTAGCTAATCTTAAAGCGTTGCCAGAAGTAGATAAAGAACGTCTTTTGTATGGTAACTGGAAGATTCGTCCTGCTGCTGGTATGTATTTTAAAACAGAAAACTTTATTTTTGTTGACGCTGTGCCTAAAAATATAGTTGCTTATGCACGTTCCTGGGACTTGGCAGCAACAGAACCTACGCCGCTTAATCCAGACCCCGACGCAACGGCAGGCGTGTTAATGGGACTGCTTGACGATGGCATAGTAATTGTTCTTGATGTAAAGCGCAAGCAAATAAAGGCGAATGATGCAAGGAATCTTCTGCGTAACATGGCAGCGATTGACAACAGCAAATATAAATTTGTGCAAATAACGATACCGCAAGACCCAGGGCAGGCAGGCAAGGCGCAAGCTCAAAGCCTTGTATCAATGCTTGCAGGATATTCAGTGGAGATTGTATCACCGACAGGCAGCAAAGAGGTTCGTGCTACTCCATTTGCTTCACAGGTGCAGGCAGGGAATGTGCTTATCCTTAAAGGTGAATGGAATGATATGTATCTGTCAGAGCTTGAATCATTCCCGGAAAGCAAGCATGATGATATGGTTGATGCGTCAAGTGATGCATTTAACAAGCTCATGAACTCACGCAGCTGGGGCGGATTAACAAGCTAGGAGGGAATAATGGCAAAAAGAAAAGATAACTCAATTCGTGTAGACAGCGGTTTCAAAGACGCTTTTATTGCACGCAAGGCTAGAAATTATGAAGGCCTGCTAAATGAACGAAAACTTTCAGACCTAGCGTTGGCTACAATGTACAGAAATGCCCTCGTGCGCAGGATTGTTACAATGGCTGCTGATGATGCTATGAAAAATTTTGTAGAAATCGAAGGCGATTCTGACGATTGCATTTTACAGGAGCTTGAAACGCTGTTTGTACAGGAAAAGCTTACTGAGGCCTTGTATTGGGACAGACTGTTCGGTATGTCCTGCGCACTTATCCTTGCTGATGACGGCCAGGAACTTAGCGAACCTATCAATATTAGCCGTTTGCGCAGGATTAACGGATTAGAGGTTTTTGACAAGCGAGATATTTACCCGGACACCACTTCAATTTATCTTGATACGGATATTCGGGATGCTAACTTTGGCAAGCCGGAATTTTACATGATTTCTCCACCGAACGGAAATCAGTTTAAGGTACACCGAAGCAGACTGCTAATCTTTGACGGCGAGATGCTGCCGAAGATAGAGAGAGTTGCTAATAATGGTGCTGGCTTATCGTGCCTGGATGGAGTTCCTGCGGCGTTGAACCGTGTAAAAACAGCGATGAATAAAACAATCGACATAATGGATAAGGTTAGTACGTCACTGTTAAAGCTCGATGGTTTAAGTAATCTGCTGACAAGGGAGGACGGCACACAAGCTGTTATCAGACGTTTGGAGCTTATAGACTACTCACGCAGAATTAATGGTAGCGTAGCAGTTGACAAGGAAGATGAATACGGCATCTTCAACATTCCGCTAACAGGATTAACGGATATTATTCAAGAGTTTGAACAAGCTCTATGCGCTGTTACCGGGTATCCCTTCACTGTTTTGTTCGGGCGTTCTCCAGCTGGCATGAACAGCACAGGCAAAAGCGACTTACAAATTTACTACGATGCAGTTAGACGTATTCAGCGCAGGAAGATTCGCCCTGTGTTGGAATATCTTGTAAGACTTATCCAACTGGCCAAAGAAGGACCTACAAACGGCAAAGAGCTTAAAAAGTGGAGCGTTAAGTTTAAGGCAATCGAACCGCTAAACGATTTGGAGCAAGCCAACGTTGACAAGACACAGGCAGAGGTAAGAGCTGCCGTTGTCAAGCTTGTTTTTGACCTAGTTGACAATCAGCTGTTAGATGCAACGCAAGCACGCCAATACCTTAAAGAGCGTGGAGATATTCCGGTTACAGAAAGTGAGCTGGATTTGGACGATGAAGAAACAGAAGAAGTCGATACGCTACCTCAAACCGAAGAAGCGTCCGAAGTATCCGAAGAATTATGAGCGTGATTATTATCGCGTCCTCAGAGCCGTTGTAAGACGTTTAAAAAATGCCACAGATAACAATATATCTATGCTGGTATATTCACTGCGCCAGGACGATGACAGTACTGTCACAGATGCTTTTGCGCAGGCGATACTTGCCGAGCTTTTGAAAAGCATGACGATTGAGGAAGCTATAAACGAATTGGAGCTTATTCTTGCTGGCGTGTCCAGCGTTGTTGATGCTAATATTATCAGTGCTTTTGCGGAAACGGTTAGCGTTGATGTGTTCTTAAATGATTCGGCTTTACTTGATACAGTAAAAGCAGAATGGAAGGCACAGCAAAGCAGGCTTGTGGACAGCATAGTCAGCACCTACATTGAAAAGCTGGAAACCATTGTAAGCAATGCTGTTCAGCGTGGCAGTGCTATGAGCGAAGTAAAAGAAGAAGTCAAGACATTGCTGGGCGTTACAGACAAGCGGGCAAAGTTTATCGCAAGGAATGAGGTAAGCAACCTTAACGGCATTATAACAATGCGTAGGCAGGTTGATTGTGGCATAGACGTGTATGAATGGTCATCATCCCATGACGAGCGTGTCAGAAAATCTCACGCTGAAATGGATGGGAAATACTTTTATTGGAACAGCGATAAGTTAGGAGAAATCAACGGCGTTAAGGTTTATCCTTCTCCTAAATATCATCCTGGCATGGATTATAACTGCCGTTGCGTGGCACTGCCTGTTATTGACCTGGAACAATGGAATATGACAACAGCAGTTCCAATGGGGAAGATAGAAGTAAAGAAAAGCAAAGAGTTAAGCTAGAAGGCATATGCGAGAAATTGCATGTGCTTTTTATATATCCCCAAATAAGGAGGTGAATTTTTTGGGAAGTGTACAACGTTATGAACGACTTGATTCCTGGATGCTTGTCGGCGGTGCAGTTACTGACACCGACGGCTTCCTGCGTGATTCTCCGATTGTAGCACGCACTGGCATCTACATCTACCAACAGCCAGACGGGACTATTATTCGAGAGTACAGACCACCGGAGGAAGTTTTCGACACTGACAGCGAAGCAAGTTTTGTAGGCAAGCCTATTGTGGTAGGGCATCCTGCCAGCGGTATTGTAAACAGTGATACGGTACGAGATTTGGCCATTGGTACAATTTTGTCCAGCGGCTATCAGAAGGACGAAACAAATATTGCCTGCGATATTGTTATCCATAATCCTTCTGCAATCGGCGAAAAACGTGGCTTGTCTTTAGGCTACAGGGTTGACATTGAGGAAGCTCCAGGCACAACGCCAGACGGACAGCAATACGATGTTATCCAGCGCAACATCCGTATTAATCATTTAGCTGTTGTTGATAGGGCGCGTGCCGGAGCAAAAGCACGCCTTAACCTTGATGGTGATGAAATTATTGAAGGAGTAGAAACAAAGATGAAAATTAAAATTGATTCTGTTGATTTTGAGGTTGACGAAAAAATTGCCAACTATGTTAACTCTCTGCAAAGCAAAGAGGAAAACGCTCGTGTAAAGCTTGATACCGCTAACACCGAGCTTGCATCTGTAAAGAAGCAAAATACCGCTCTTAAAGCTGATGCTGATGACAAAAAGGCTAAACTTGACGCAATGACTGCTGAGCGTGACGGCTTGAAAGCTAAAGTTGATGCTGCTGACGCTGAAAAGGAAAAAGCAGTAAAAGAAGCTGTTGAAGCTGTGAAAGCTGATATGCAGGAACGTGCAGAGCTGGAAGAAACCGCTAAAACTGCCAAGGTTGAAAAAACTGACGGCTTGACCAATGCTGAGTTGAAAGCTGGCATTATCAAAGCTGCTTTTGGCGAATCCTTTAAACTGGACGGCGTGACTGATGCTTATCTTGACGGCGCATATTCTGCTGCAAAAGAGATGCTCCGCAACGATAATGCAAAACATCAAGCTGTGAAAGTTAAAGGTAACGGTAATCCGCAGGAAACTAAAAATGATTCTGCGAACGATGCACGCACTCGTATGATTGCACGTATGCGTGGCGAAGAATAAGAAAGAGGTGAATAGAATGGCTATTACTAATTATGCTTTAACTATGGAGAAATCTTTTGCTGGTGCGCTGTATGATTTGTCCTCTCACGCCGTAGACTCCTTTGCTGTTGAAGAAGCTGACGGAATCGGCGTTGCCTGCGCTGTTATCCGTGGCACTGACGCAGAACACCAGGTAAAAGCTCCGTCTGCATCCGGTGACGGCGCAAAAGTTATCGGCGTTACTCTGCATACTCATATCGAACCGCCCGAAGCTGGCAAGAAGTATTATCCGCAGAACTACACTGTTCCAGTTGTAACTAAAGGCCGTGTATGGGTAACTACTGGCGGTGCAGTTAACGCAGGTGACGAAGCTCACATTAAGCTTGCTGACGGCACTTTTGTTAAAGATACTGTTGCTGCTGGCACTGTTGAAGCTCTTGGCTGCGGTGCCAAATTTATCACTTCCTGCGACAAAGCAGGCCTGGCAGTTATCGAAATCGGTTAATTAGAAAACGAGGTGAAATACTAATGACTCAAATGCACTATGATGAATTGGACTTGAATGTAATCGAGCGTTGCGACGGCTTGCGCAAAGACGCAGGTGACACTATTTTTGTTGCGAAAGAGCTTGAAGCTGTAAAAGCAAAGACCTATGACCAAAAGTTCGCTAATCTGAATGCGCTGAAACTGTTTGATATGTCCTCCGATGTTGACCCTGGTGCAGACACCATCAGCTATCAGTCTTTAGGTTCTGTAGGTATGGCAAAGACCATTGCCAACTATGCAACCGACTTTACTCGTGTAGACGTATTGGCAGAAGAGCATATTGCTAAAGTTATTGCTGGCGGTGCAGCATACGGCTACACCATGCAGGACTTGCGCCGTGCTGCTATGGCAAGAAAACCGTTGACCGCTCGCAAGGCTATTGCTGTTCGCCGTGCCCTCGACGAATATATTAACCGCATTGCTTTCCACGGTGATGCTAAATATGGCGTTGTCGGCATCCTGGATAATCCGAACATTGGTAACTATACCGTTCCCAGTGACGGCTCCGGTTCTTCTACTAAATTCAAAGATAAGACCGCTGTGCAGATTCTGCGTGATATGAACGGCATTATCAATTCTGTAAGCAAGCAGACCAATGACGTGGAGAATCCGAATACCCTGGTACTGCCGCCCGACCAATACAACTACATTGCTTCTACTCCGTATTCCGATGTTGTGGCAGATTCTATTCTGTCCGTGTTCAAACGCAACAACCCGGATGTAAATGTTCTGAAAGCTAATGAGCTGGCTGGCGCAGGCGTAGGCGGCTTGGATATGATGATTGCTTACGTCAAAGACGCAGACCATCAGACCTTGGAAGTTCCGCTGCCGTTCACTCAGCACACTATCCAGCAAAAAGGCCTGGAATTTGAAGTTCCTTGCGAGGTTCGTACCGCTGGCGTTTTGATTTACTATCCGTTGTCCATGAACAAAGCTTCTGGCATCTAATCAAAATTTATCTTGCCCTTTCGCATGAGAGGGCATTTTCTTTTTTAGGAGGAACGTGAATGAAAGTTAAAAACATCTCTAAAGCTGTGATTAATATTGACGGCAAATATATTATGCCCGACCAATGCGGCATTGTCGGTGACGAATGGGGCGAAAACCTTATTGTAAAAGCTTACATCAAAGAACAAATGATTACTGTTGAGAAAGGCAATGCCAAAGAAGCAAACGTTGATGATATGGCAGCAGACCTTGCAGGACTTTCCGCTGAATCCAGCAAGCGTTCTTTAACTGCTTTTGCAAAGAAATACAATATTAATGTAGATGGTGCAGAAACCGCAGAAGATATTTATTCCGTTATTTTTGCTTTTGTAAACATGGCAAAGAAAAATGTTAACGGCAACTAAAGACAAGATAAAACAAGCGTTTCCTGTTATCTGCCCCGAATTGATTCTAACTGATGAGGAATTAGAAATCTACATTAACCTTGTTTCCCCGATGTTGTCAGAAAGTGTTTTTGGCAATATGTACATAACGGCGTTTGTTTATCTCATGGCTCACCATATTGTCCTGCGTCAGCTTATTACGCAGTATGGCGAAAACGGCTCGTCCAATGTTGATGTTACAGGCTCAGTAACATCAGAAAAGGAAGGTGACTTGCAGCGGTCGTATGGTGACAGGTCGGCACAGTTTGATATGCTGGACAAAACATACTACGGCATTGAATTTAAACGTCTGCGCTCTATGTGTGTTGTCCCGATAGTAACAAGGCTGGATGATGCGTTATGAGCAGGGTAGAGGATAAAGATTTAGGCTTTAACCGCATTATACGGACGTTGAACAAAGACCTTGACGGCGTTGTGGTTAGGGTTGGTGTGCAAGCCAAAGATAAAGCTGTACGGCGAGGAAAAGGCGGTAGCATCCGCAACACAGACCAGCCGTTGGCTGTTATTGCAGCGGTGCACGAATTCGGTCTGAATGATATGCCGCAACGCTCGTTCCTGCGGTCTGCGTATGATGAAAATCTTCCTACGATTGACAAGATGATTCAGCGTGTTGCAAATGGTGCTGTTTTTGGTTTAGGAACAAATGCTGCTCTTAATCAGTTAGGCAATGTTGTACAAGGCATGGTTCAAAGAAAAATTGTCGATGGACCTTTTACCCCAAACGCTCCCTCTACGATAAAGCGCAAGAAAAGCTCCAGGCCATTGATTGATACAGGCCATTTGCGTCAGTCAATCCGCTATGTTATCGAGAAAGGTGGTAATCATGAGTAGTTTCCGAAAACCGATAACTGTCCTGCGTTATAACGGCAGTCCCGAACTGCTCGCCGACGGAACATATCGTTATCCCGATGCAATGGAGTTTGAAGTCTATGCAAGTGTACAGGCGCTAAAAGCGAATGAGATGTACGCATTGCCAGAAGGACGCAGACAAGGGAGAGCGGTAAAGATTTATACAGACGTTGAACTGTATACCGCCGACCAGCATACAGGAACGCAGGCTGACCGCTTTATATGGCGTGACAGGACGTTTGAAATTGTCGCTAGTGATATTTTTCAAAGCGACGTCATAAACCATTACCGAGCCTATGCTGTGGAGGTGAGCGAATTTTGAGTGAAGCAAACACCCGAAATGAGGTACATACCTTCTTTATTGCCTTGATGCAGAAGCTTTATCCGTCTGTGCCAGTACGCAGAGCGAAAACGAACGCTCCTGCGACAAATAATCTTAACATTGTTGTCGACCTCTTGTCTGAAAGGAATTTAGGCAATGAGGTTATTTTTCTGCCCAAAAGCGAACAATACAGCAACGCAGGTTTTCAAGAAGCAACAGTAAATGTGCAGGCTATTGGAGAAGGCTCGCTGGAGCTTTTAGACCAACTTAAATATCTGGTAGAAATGCCGGGCATTGTTGACCTGTGCAGCGAAGCTAATGTTGCTGTGAATGGCGTAGGAGAAGTGCAAAACCTAACTGCTACGCTTGACGGCACTACATGGCAGGAAAGAGGTTCTGTTGACCTTACTGTGTCTTATAGTCGAGAACTCTTGCAAGACGGCGCAGACTGGTTTGATAAGTTAAAAATTAGCGGTGCGACAAACAACGGCAAGGACAAAGAAGAGCGTCCTGCTGTTGATAATGAAACCGTTAAAATTGAAATTGCTAATAATTAAAAAAGGAGAGTGAATTAAATGGCGAATATTGACAGATTAGTCAGCGTGCAGATTGCATTAAATACCACGGGCATTTCCTCCAACGGCTTTAACACGCTTATGATTGTATCTGCACATGAGCACGCTGCTCCGGCGTATGTGTTGACCATTACTGACGCTGACCAGCTTTTAGATTTAGGCTGGAGCGCAGATGACGCTGTATATAAAGCAGCATTGCAAGCATTTAGCCAGATTCCGCATTATGAAAAGGTTAAAATTGGCAGAATGAACTCCGATAGTTCCGCTGCCGATAACATGAACAAGATTTGCGCTGTTGACAATGATTGGTACGGCTTGTGTTATATTGAGCGCACGCCTGCAAAGATTATGGAAATGGCAGAATGGGTTGAAGCTCATACGAAGCTGTATGGTACGTCTGTTGCTGAAGCTGACGCTTTACAGGCAGGCGTAGAAACTGATACAGGTAGCAAACTGAAAGCTAAAAATTATTATCGTACCTTTATTTTTTATCACAAAGAAGCAGACAAGGAATTTCCCGAAGCTGCCGTAATGTCAAGATGCTTCACTGTTTACCCTGGTGGTGAAACCTGGGCAAACAAAAAGCTTTCCGGCATTACCAATGACGATTTAACTGAAACAGAATATACTGCATTGACTGCCAAAAACTACAACACCTTCGAAAACTTTGCGGAGAATGTCAGCATCACACAAAACGGCAAAACTTGCGCTGGCGAATGGATTGACGTTATCCGTTTCCGTGACTGGCTGGTTGAAACCATTAAAACCGAAGAATTTTCAATGCTTATCAATCGTGAGAAACTGCCGTACACTGATGCAGGTATTGCGCTTGTTGAGGGCGTGCTGAATAAAGTCTTGAAGCTTGGTCAAGACCGTGGCGGTATCGCTCCAACCGAATATGACGATGACGGCAACAGAAATCTCGGCTATACCATTACAGTTCCTAAAGCAGCGAACATCAGTGCAACCAAGAAGGCTCAAAGAGTTCTTGATGATGTTACATTTACCGCTCGCTTGGCTGGTGCTATCCACGCAGTCAACATCAAAGGCTCTTTGACTTACGAGAACCTTATTCAGAATTAAGGACGGTGAAATAAATGGCAAGAGTAAAAACATATGACCCGAAGAAAGTTAAGGTGCTGTTTGGCTCGCTTATTTTAACAGGCGTTGACGAAGGAACTTTTATCAACGTCGAAACCCAAGGTGACGGCATTTCCGCTATTGTTGGCTGTGACCAGGAAATTGTCCGTAGCATTGACCCATCCTCAGTCTTGAAGCAGGTTACCGTTACGCTGTTGCAGTCCAGCTCCAGCAATGCAGCATTGAGCTTAATTCAAGACGCGGACAATCAAAGTGGTGCAGGCCTGTTACCGCTTGTTATTAAAGATTTGAGCGGTGACAGCGTTATGGTTAGTGACCAGGCATGGATTGTAAAAAAACCTAACTTCCAGCGTGGCAAGTCTGCTTCTGACGGTAAATGTGAGTGGGTATTTATGGCTGTTGTTCCCGATGAAGCATTTTTAGTTGGCGGACATAGCTAAGAGGTGAAACATGAGGCAAGCAAAATTTGAAGTTAAAAACCGCAAGATTGGTGCGAATACATTCTACGTTCGCGCTTTTCCTGCGCTTGAAGGCTTAAAGCTGTATGGTGACTTGCAGAAAGCTGTTACTGCTGCTTTAAAAGGCGGTCTAACATCTAACGGCGAAACGGAAGATATGAAAGAAGCATTATTAGGTGCTCAAATCAATATCGGTGCTATCCTTGCGCAGTTAGGTGAAAGCTTTAATGGTGAAGTGCTGGCACAGTTCTCTGAACGTCTGCTTGATGCTGAATATGTCAGCGTTAAGATTAAGGGCGAAACGGAAGCTGTTATGCTGACCGAAGATGTTATCAATGAACTGTTTACCGGAAATCTTGTTGAGATGCTAAAGCTGGAAAAATTTATTATTGAGGTAAACTTTGGGGATTTTTTCGCTTTAATTCCCAACCTCTCTGGAGTCCGCGAGATGTTGGTGAGCAAGTAGAAATTCCCGGAACATTATCGCCAACGCTGGCAGCTGAATCTTTTGTTTGGCGGCCAGTGTTGGCTAAGGTAGTTACTGTGACCGAACTAAAAGAAGGCACGGTAACTTTAGGCGATTTGTGCAAAATAAACTCCCTGCTTGATATGCAGAGTGATGTACAAAGATATTATCTTGACCATCCTAAAAAGAAAGGAGCTGATACGCCGTGGACGTAAGAAGTCTAGCTATTGCGATTGGCTTCAAAGTGAACAACTCGAATGTCAAGAATGTAGAGCAGACAACCAAGAAAGTTAAAACAGGACTTGAACGTGTTGGCGATTCTGCCGATAAAGCTGGCAATAAAGTAGATGGCTTGTTTTCGAAGTTAAGCGGACTGGCTATGTTCGCTGGCGTTACGCTATCTCTTGGAAGTATCGTTAAAACGATTGACGAATGGAAGGTTATTGAAGGCCAGGTAAATAACGTAACCAAAAGCCAGCAGGAATCAAAAGCTGTGCAGAAAGAGATTTACAACATTGCCAGCCGAACCAGGCAGCAATACAGTTCTACAGCTGAGCTTTATACGTCTGTTGCACGTAATGCGCAGGAATTAAAGAAAAGCACTAAAGATATATTGCTGTTTACCGAGGACGTTTCAAACGCAATGCTGTTAGGTGGCGGTTCTGCTGCATCACAAGAAGCTGCATTGGTACAGTTGGGGCAGGCTTTAGGTTCCGGTACATTGCGTGGTGATGAACTAAACTCCATTATGGAGCAAGCACCAAGGCTTGCAAAGGCTATTGCCGAAGGCATGGGTACTACAATCGGACAGTTAAGACAGATGGGCAGTGAAGGCAAATTGACTGCACAAGATGTTTTTAATGCTATCCGTGGACAGTCTGACCGCTTAAAAATGGAGTTAGGTAAGATGCCCTGGACTGTTGGCCAGGCAACAAACAAGATGCAAAATGCGCTTGGAAAATTTTTCAAAGAATTTGAGGACAAGACAGGCATTGTCGACGGCATAGCGAAAAGCATGGCAAAATTTGCAGACTACCTAGAGAATATTAATCTTGATAACTTTATTTCCGGTCTGCGAATTGCAGCGATTTATGCAGGTATTCTTTTTGGTATGGCAAAATGGAGCAGTTTTGTAATGATGCTCGGAACCGCTGTAAAGTGGATTGTTGCTATACGAGATGCTTTATTCCTGGCAACAGGTGCGCAAATAATGTTCAACAGCCAAACGCGAAAGGGAGCTGCTTTGCAGATGTTAGTAATGGGTAAATTCTTGCTGATTGCAGCTGTAATTGCGCTTCTTGTTTTGCTTATCCAGGATTTTTACAAATGGGTGACCGACCCGAAAGCGGACACGATGATGAAGCGTTGGTTCGGAGATTTTGAGCCGATAAAAAATAAATTTATCGACTTCAAAAATAGCGTTGTTCAATGGTTCAGCGACATTGGAACGGCTATTGCTTTTGTGCCTAAGCTTATCTATGAGCTGTTTAAATTGGCGTTTGAAGGCATTTGGAATTTAACTTCTTGGCTGTGGCAAGGAATAGGCAATGCGTTTGTTTCCGGACTTGCTGCAATAGGCTATGTCATAGCAGGAATCATCATGCTGTTTGTTAACGCTTTCAGATTTATCCAGGATGGCTTAACGGCAGTGGCTACGTTCTTTGCCGATACCATAAATTTTGGATGGCAGTTAATAAACGGCTTTTTCGACAGCATAATCAAGTGGGTGAAAGATGCTATTAATTGGGTTGACAAATTAATCAGCAAGTTAAACATCCTGCAAGGTGTGAAAGATTTTGTAAACAACAATATCATTAATCCTATTACAGATTTTGCCGGCACTGCAACAAACCGCCTGTTTGGTAATCCCGGTGCTACAAACACTTCATCCAACATTTCCAATAGTGGCAATACAACAAATTATATCCAGGTTACAACTGCAAGCACCTCCCCGGAAGCAACAGCAACAGCGGTAGGTAATGCCGTTGGCCGTAATAGCGGTTGGCCTGTTGCTAACTATTTTCCTTTAAGTGAGGCGAAGTAAAATGCTGGCAGATATTTTAGGTTACAACATCAAGAATCCTACGCAAGTCGGCTCTTTAAAGGTTGACATTGTAAAATCTTTTGAATACACCTATGACCAGGATGTTACAGGACATCCGGTAGAAACAGGTTTTGAAATCGCTGACCATATTGTCAATAAGCCTTTAAAGCTGACAATGACCATCGGCATTTCGTCTGCTCCTGTAACGTGGTTTTATCAGAATGGGCGTGGAGAGAAGAAATTTGCTAACGGCTTACAACTCCTGGAAGAAATTCGAGATAAGAAAGAGCCTGTTACCATCGTTAGACCCGAAAAGAAATATGACAACATGGTTATGACTTCTTGCCGGGTAAGCAAACAGGATTCTTCTAAAAGCATTATCTATGCTGACTTAGCTTTTCAGCAGATTATTAAGGTAACCACGCAGACAACGGCAATTCCCGAAAATGTTGTCACAGCGTCGCAGGAGGAAAACGCTGGCGAAACTGCTGCAAACGCAGGCGCAGGAAAAACATCTTCTGTTGATGTTGGCGGAGGTTCCGTTGATATTCCCGGCAGTAGCGGTTCTGATGGCCTTGGTGATTCTTTAGGGAGCGAAGCTGCAACAAATAAAATCTGGCTTGCTGGCGGAGTGGATAATATTAAAAGCGGATTAGGCTTGCTGTTTTAGGAGGGAATATGATTACAATTAATTTTACTGATGGCAATGATGTTGTTTTCAGCGTTCCTTTGGACGGCGAAAAATATAAAGTAAGGATGTGCTGGAATCACGAAGGGCAGTTTTGGACATTGCACCTTTGGGACGCCAACAACAATGTTATTCTTGCTAATGCCTGCGTTGTGCCGAAATTTCCTTTGCTGATGAACCATCATAAAATCAATGCTCCGAGGGGAGAATTTCTTGTCTTAACAGATAAAGAAAATGTCGGCAGGAATGATTTTCAAAGCGGAGCAGCGACGCTTGTATATTGCACAGAAGATGAATTTTATGGAGGTTAACTATGGCACAGTTTGACCGCATTTATAAGATTACTTTAGGCGTGCAAGGTTCTGACGGCGTAGTTATCGAAGCAAAAGCGAAAGAGCAGGGATTGGAGATTGAATTTGACATTGCCAAAAGCCTTGCCAAACAAAGCAATTCCTGCTCATTGAAGATTTTTAACCTGTCAAAAGCGACTGCCGACAAATTGGAAAGAGCAGATACAATCTGTATTCTTGAAGTAGGGTACAGCGAGGACGCAGGCTTAAAAAGAATTTTTATAGGCTGGGTAACTGACTGCTATTCCTACATGAGCGGTTCTGACAAGGTTACGGAAATGAAGCTTTATGACGGCCATGTTGCTATCCGTGACAGCATCGTGTCCTTGTCTTATGCCAAAGATGTTAGCAGGAAGAAAGCTATTGACGATGTTGCAGCAGATATGGGATTGGTAGTAACCTACGCTGATGATTGCAAGTTCTCTACCTTTGCCAACGGCTTTTCTTTTGTCGGCGCTGGGCGTGAATGTCTTGATAAGGTGTGCGCTGGTACTGACTTGGAATGGAGCATTCAGAACAACACCTTGCAGATTATTAAGCAAGGTGGTAATACCAACGTGCAAGCTATCAAGCTTACACCGGAAAGCGGATTAATTGGTTTTGTCGAAAAACTTCTTAAAGGTCCGACAAAAGCGGCAAAAAAAAAAGCAAGCAACATTCAGCCTAAAAGGGACAAAAAAGCAGGCTGGAATGTTAAGTGCCTTTTGCAACCTGTATTGAACCCTGGTGATTTGGTATACATCGACTCACAGGAAATTAAAGGCTGGTTTAAAATAGAAAGCTTAAAACACAACGGCTCGTATAGCGGTCAAAACTGGTATACGGAGCTTGAAGTGTATGAGATTGTGCCGAAGGAGTGATTAGATATGAGCCTTGACGCAGCAGCTGATACGCTGGAAGGATTGGAGAATCTTATGCAGCAGAAGATAGGCAACATTCATACCTGCCTGCCTGGTACAATTTTGTCTTTTGATGCTGCAACCTGCCTTGCCAGCGTGAAGTCGACGTTGAAGAAATACACCGCCGATGATAGGATGCTTGAATATCCTGTTATCGACGGTGTTCCTGTTTTTATGCCCCACGCAGGAGCGGCGCAGATTACTTATCCGGTAAAACCTGGTGATAGCTGCTTAATAGTTTTTTCTGAACGCAGTATTGATGAATGGCTTGGAGCTGGCAGTGATGACAACCACGACCCACGGCAATATGATTTGACTGATGGCTTCTGTTTTGTCGGCATGATGCCCTCGCAGTCAATTTCTGCTGAGAATGTTGAAGTTATCAACGGCGGCACAAGGATTAGCCTTACGCCCGGCAACACGATTAATGTTGTCGGTAATATTAACGTTCAAGGGACAATAACTTGTACAGGTGATGTACAGGGTGGCGGTATTAGCCTTATAGGACATACGCATACAGCTCCGCACGGCGAAACAAGTTCGTCTCATTGAGGTAAAAAACAATGAAAAAAGAAGAAGTTACGATTGTTTATGAAAAACAAAAAGCTGCTTGTATTGCTGCGTTTCCTACGCTGACAAGCTCGTGGACGTATTTTGTCCGGCTCGAAAAAGCTATTGATAACTATTTTAGCAATGTTGATGGTGTGTCGGATTCTGTGCGTGCGGTTATCCGTGGTGCTTATACATCGCAGACAAAAGCAGCGTTAAAATGCAAAGATGATGAAAAATATGGCATCAAATACAATGCTGATGTAGGCAGTATTGATTTAACGCCGTATTGGTATGCGTGGGAATGGCTAAAAGAAAATCTTGCCGACAAAATCAAATATACTACGGCTGAAACATCTGCACATGCAGAAGGAAGTTCCGGGGAAAAAGTTGTTGATGCCGAACAGCCGGAGCTTGATGCTGTTATAGAAGATGTTCTGCAAGCCAGGGCCGTAGAAACTGCGCAGATTAACGATTATGCGGAATCGTTCTGGCAAGGCAACAGCAAGATGGACTTTATTTGCCTTGTAGAGGATAGGGGCGAAGTTGTGGAAACGCCCGATAAAAAAAGTATTGTCAAGAAGCTCTATCTTGATTGCGGCTTGTTGACGCAGATTCAAGACAATAATTTGGATGTATACGTTCCTAGCTATTTAGGAGGTGTTGGCAATGCTTGACCTTGCTTTAAATGCAAAGACACATGACCTTGCTTTAAATAGTGATGTGATGTTTATCGACAATGCCGAGCGTGTGGCGCAGCAGATAAAAATTCAGCTTCTCACGTTCCTTGGTGAGTGGTTTTTGGATGTTACGCACGGCGTGCCTTATCTTGATTATGTGCTTATTAAAAATCCAAACTTTACCCTAATCAGAGAGCTTTTCCGTGAGCAGATTTTGAAGGTTGACGGAGTAACCAATTTAGTTAACATCGACATTGATTTTAATCCTGCTACACGGCAAATGTCATTGAGCTATGAAGCAGAAACAGAATACGGCATGATTACAAGGAAGGAGGTTTTAGGCTATGGAGTACGGAGTAACAGTTAATGGTTTTGTCAGAAAGCGTCTGCCAGAGATTCGGGAAGATATTTTTAAAAGATTGGAACAAAATTTAGGCTCAACAGTCAGCCGTCAACCTAACAGCATGATAGGCGTTCTCGTGGGTGTATATGCAGCAGAGCTTGACAGGATGTGGCAGCTTTTGGAGCGTGATTATTATGACCGCTCGCCTATTAGTGCCAGCGAAGGCAGTTTGGATAACACACTTGCATACACCAATGTGCAACGAAAGAAAGCTCAGGCAAGCTACCTTTATGCTGTTTGTTATGGACGTAGTGGCATGGTTCTTCCTGCAAACTGCCAGATTAAAGATACATCCGGCTATAAGTGGGATATTATCGAGGAAAGCACCATTACCCTTAATGACTGCGTACACGTTACGCTTGATGTTGCTGCACCTACACAAGGCAAGGTTTACAGCGTGCAATTTGACAATGATGTAGTTATTAAGTACACAGCCAAAGCAGGAGAAACGGCTCTTGTTGTTGCCGTTGCCTTGGCTTCACAGAGCGTTCCAAAATGGCAGGGCAATGTAGTTAATGGCAAGCTGGTTTTTGAACGCTCTGACAGGCGGTATGGAGCTGTGGTTGTACCTAATGAATCGTTCACAGTTACACAGGTTGGCAGTCCTATTCGCTTTGATTGTGAAAAATACGGAGAAATAGAACCTTTGCTGAACAGCGTTAACTATATCAACACGAATTATGACGGCTGGTTTTCCGTCAATAACGAATCTGAAACATACGTGGGACGTGATTATGAAACAGCATCCGAAGTGCGTCAACGTTATGCGTCTGCGGTATTCCGAAACAGCATAGGCATGAAAGAAAGCATTAAAGCTGCGTTGCTTGAATTGCAGGATGTTACAAGCGTAACCATCTATGAGAACCGCAGTGATGAAACAGTTGATGGCTTAAAACCTCACTCCTTCCAGGCTATTGTTTTCGGTGGCGATGAAGAAGCTATTGCTCGCACCATTTTAAATGTTGCGCCTTTAGGCATTGATACAAATGGTGATATTTGCGTTCGCATTGAGGATAGCGAAGGTGCAGAGCAAGAGGTATGCTTTAGCCGTCCGCATGAGGTGCAGATTTATGTCAAAGTCATTATCAAAGAATATAATGAGGAAGTTTTGCCTGGTGATGCAATTGACAAGATTAAAAACATCGTTGTTGAACAGATTGGCAAGTTGTCAATGGGCAATGATGTTATTTATCAGCGTCTGCTTGGTCCTATTTACAGCGGCGTTGACGGCATTAGCTATATTGAGTGCAACGTGTCTAAAGACGGCCAAACGTATAAACAGGAAAATATTCCGATTGAACGCAGTGAACTGGCAGTAACGAAGCTTGCTAATGTTACTGTTGCATTGGAGTTATGACCATGACTGCAAGCAAAAGAATGTATAACCATTTGTTGAGTCAGTTTAAGAACAAGCCGAATGTTAAAGCGTTTTTAATAGCGGTCGGGAATGAGCTTGATGAAATCGACAGAGTGCGTGAGCAGATAAGCACGCAGATATGGCCAGATACGGCGGTTGGCAAGCAGCTCGATATGTGCGGTGAAGTTGCAGATATTTCGCGCCGTGTAGAAGATGCTATTTCTCTTGATTTTTTTGGTTTCCCGGACCACGGCGATATGGGCTTTGGCATGGCTCCGTTCCGTAGGATGTACGATAACTATTTAACATCCAGCAATTTAAACGACAGTTATTATCGGCTTGCCGTTATCTCGAAGATTGAGAAAAACACAACAGACTGTTCTCGTGTTAGTACTGTCCATAGCATAAAGAATGTTTTTAATGTTGAACGTATATCCGCTGTAAATGCCGGAAATGCCAAAATGCGTATAGGAATAGGGCGTGTTGTAACCAGTAAAGAAAGCCGCTTGATTGATGCGCTGAATCTTATTATTCGTGGCGCAGGTATCGGCGTTATTTATGTTTATTCTTTTGACGATGCTAATACATTTGGATTTAGCAGGATGGGAGAAAACCCATATAAATTCAAAGGATTTAACCAGGGTACATTCGCAAGAATTATAAAGGTGAAAGGGGGACTTGTTGAATAATGGTAATGAAACAGCCTACTTTTGATTTGATTTTTGGTAGTAGCGCAAGCGTTGGTGAGATGATTGATTCTTGGCCTGAGCTTGATTACCTGCGTGGTTGGGGGTATCTTGACAAGGGTGAAGCACCGCCGCTTGAATACTTCAACAAATTACAGAATGTCAGCGATTTAAAAAGCCAGTACCTTTTTAACAGCTTAAACATTCGTAAAAACAGTACATCATATGTTAATGGTGACATAGTATTGTCACCTAACCTGCCTAAAAGTCTTGTATTGGCATGCACTGTTGGCGGTGATACGGCTGTGAGTGAGCCGGATTTTAGACAAGCCGTGCTTGGAGCAACCTATAACGATGGCTCGGTAACCTGGGAGGTTATTCCTAGGGCGTACAGGCTAAAGACGGCAACCGAAGCTGAAATTCAGAATCTGATTACAAAGGAGCTGGCATAATGGCTAACTTGCAAAAATTAATTGACCTTGACGGATTAAGTTATTTTTTAGGCCAAATTAAAGCTAAATTTATTCGTTCTGTTAATGGCGTGAAACCCGACTATAAAGGTAATGTTAATATTGCTAATATGGAGGGGGCAACATCTAACGCCGCTGGTAAGGCAGGGCTTGTTCCAATTCCAGCAGCAGGAAACAACATCAGATATTTATGTTCTGACGGTACCTGGAAAGAGGTTGACGTTGACAGCGCCAAGACCAAGCTCGTAACGTACAATTGAGGTACCAGTATGCGATATAAATTTATGGCAAACGGCGTTGCCTATAAGGCACGATACGGCAATAATAACTACGTTGCGGAGATTACTACAGAGATTACCAAGGTAGGCTATGCGTATCTTGGTGTATATTACGATAACAACCTGATGGCTACAGGCGAGAAGATTACTGTTGATGGTGTGCCTTATACCGTTACCTATGGCGTGACCGTAGCTATACAGGGTAAGGTGGGCACAAGCAAGGTGCTTGCTGTTACGTATAATGGCGTTACAAACAATGTCCCGGTCACCTTTGACGGCCAGACGTATAGCGTAACGTTCACGTCCAGCACCAAGCGCAGGGATTTTGCTGCATCTGTTACCCCGGCTGACACGTACACCTATATAGATGTTTCCGATTGCGCGCCAGGCAAATGGTCGTTTACTATCTATACCAGCAGCGCATCCAAAGAGGGCTCGTTCAGCCTGCCGCTGTCAAGCGCCAAGAAGCAGGAGCTTATACTGGGCGAATTTGGCGGTGTAGCTACCCTGACATATAAGGTCAGCTCCGGCGGCACGAGTACGATAATGTCCATGCAGCACAGTAGCAATGACTCACAAACGGTAATTAACGCCCAATTAACTTAGGCAGGAGGTAAAAAATGGCACAATCAACAACAAATCTTGGAAAAATCCACGTTTTCCCCAGTGAATCACTATACAATCAATTTAAAGACATCATAGCAGCCAACGATTTGGCACTGCTTAAAGATGACGGCGCGTACATCGTCGCAGCCAACCTTGCGCAGAACGGCTATGTTAAATTTTCAAATGGATTAGTTTTGCAGTGGGGAGTTTATACAACAGGAACAGCCAATGTTACCATAACGCTGCCTATAGCTACGTCCGTGACATATGCAGTGGTTGCAGTAGTGAGAACCGAGAACAGCTATGGATGCAGCGGTTCTCAAAACTGCCAGTATGTGTCCTATGTTACCCCAACAAGCTTTCAGGCAGGCTCTAGGGATGCCTATAACGGTTACGCGGGTTTTTGGTGGATGTCTATTGGCAAAGCCTAAGCTTTGCCAAAAGCACACCAATTAAATCTGCATAACCACTGCAAAATTAAAAAATCGCTCCAAGGGGCGTAGAAAGGAAAATTATGAACGATAAACGTGTAAATCAATATCTTATCCTGCCCGAGCAAGGGCAGAGAAAAGATACCAAATTAGCTGTCGAGTACAGCGAGGAACAAATCACTGAGCTGCTCAAACAAGGCTATGTCATTGTCAACCACGATGATTTTAATAAGCTCATCGGAAATGCTGACGGCGAGTATCTTATCGCTGATGATGGTAGCGTGTACGCAAAGCCTGCACCTACCGACACAGAGCTGCTGGCGGCTGCAAAGCAGCAAAAACTCGCCGAAATCAGTCAATGGACGGCGGCCAACATTACGGGCGGTTTTATTAGCAATGCCAGCGGCGAGCCTGTACGCTATGACAGCGACGTAGATACGCAACTGACCATGCAAGGCATCGCACTCAACGTCGGTACCCCGCTGTTCGTGGAAAAATATCCCGACGGCTGCCCCGTCCGTGGTTATAAAGACGGAGAAGAAGAAAAGACAATTCAATATCTTACCGCCAGCCAGGTATTACAGTGGATGGCAGACTTATCTATCCATATCGGCAGCTGCAAGCAGGCAGGTTGGGCAAAGCAAGCAGAAGTCGAGAACTGTAAGACTGTTGTCGAGGTTGATGCAATTGAATTATAAGAGGTGATATGCCATGTTTAAGGTTGATAACAATAACATCAGCATAATCAGAGGTGACAGCGGTGCATTTAACATTGCTATTACCGACGCCAACGGCAACGCTGTTGAGTTAACAGACGGAGATGTGCTGACGTTTACAATCAGACGCACGCCACGAAGTCCGACTATTTTCCTGCAAAAAGTTATCGTTGGTGGTCAGTTTGATATTAAGCCAGCAGATACCGAAGGGTTGGCGTTTGGAGCTTATGTATATGACATTGAGCTTCGCCGTGCTGATGGCTATGTTGATACCGTTATTCCTCCCCACAAATTCCTTGTCTTGGAAGAGGTGACCTACTGATGGAGAAGTTACACGGCACATTGTCGGCAACATCAGCAACGCTACATGGTACAATGTCCGTCCGAAGCATTAGCGGAGCGGAGATTTATGACGGCGAATATACCGTACATTCCCAGGCTCACGAGGTGCAGACGCTGCCGACGGCAAACAAACGGCTTGTAAAAAATATTACTGTTGAAAAAATTCCGTATTATGAAACATCGAATTTGTCTGACGGAATTACAATTTACATTGGCGATGAAAGGGAGGTCGAAATTTATGGCTGAAAAAACAATTAGTAAAGTTGTGTATGGCGGCAAGACTCTTATTGATTTAACTGCTGATACCGTTACCGCTGACAAACTGCTGAGCGGTGTTACCGCTCACGATAAAAGCGGTGCATCCATCGTAGGCACATGCACATTTGATACCGATACATCAGACGCAACAGCGGCAGGCGCGGAAATCCTTGCAGGAAAAACTGCCTACGTGAATGGCGTTAAAATTACAGGCGAGATGAAAAACAATGGTGCTGTCAGCGGTGAAATCAGCAAGAAAGCTGACGAATACACTGTACCAATCGGCTATCATGACGGCGCAGGCAAAGTTAAAATCAGCGCAACAGAGCAGGCTAAAATCATTGCGACAAACATCAGAGCAGGTGTAAGCATCTTAGGCGTAACAGGCAACATGAGCGGTGCTGAGAATGTTAAAGCGCAATCTAAAACAGTTACCCCTAAGACAACAGCGCAGACTGTATTGCCGGATAGCACACAAGGTTTTAATTATTTGTCGCAGGTTACTGTCAACGCAATCCCCTACAACGAAAGCGACAATGCCCAAGGCGGAAAGACTGTAACCATAGGCTAAGGAGTGCAGAAAAATGGCAGTGAATAAGATTATATACGGCGGTAATACGCTCGTCGATTTGACAAGCGATACCGTCACTGCCAACGATTTGGCAGAGGGAATCACAGCGACGGCAGCAGACGGTAACAAGGTTGTCGGAGTGATGACAAAAGGTGAGATAGCAAGCTATGACGAGATTGACAATGCGCTTGCCTTAGCAGGTACAGGGACAATCCCCAGCGGCGGCGTTGTCAGCATTGCACAGGGCGGCACAGGCGCAACAACAGCGGCACAGGCAAGAGCTAATCTTGGAGCTGTTGCGGCAGGTGATTTAGCAAGCGTTGCCACAAGCGGCAATTATAATGACCTGCAAAACAAGCCTACAATACCGTCAACAGCAAACACAAAGCTGACAGGTGCAACCACGGCGGAAACGCTTACTGTTACAGGGACGCTCAACATCCCCGGCGGCAAGATATGGATAGGGTGACGATATGGCAAAACTATATATCCAAAAAACAGGCGGCACGGCGGTAGGCTGCAACATCTACGCAACAGCCGCCGAAGCAGGTGACAAGGCGTTGCGTGTAGGTAATGGCTATGTTGCTTTAAAAGACATTACCGACGCGAACGCTACGGCAGGACGTGTCAGCGTAGACGGCGTGACATACGCAATTGCAACACAGCACACAGCGGCTGTCAGCGTGCCGTACACCGAAAAATATTGGACTGAGGCTGGCAGTCACGGCTTTATTGTCCCAACTGGGGTAACACGCCTACGTGTTGCTGTTTGCGGCGGTGGTGGAGGTAAAGGCGGTTTGGCAATTGGTGGCAA